CCGCCTCCGCCTCCGCCTCCGCCGCCGCCTCCGCCGTCATCCCCGCCGCCGCCGTCACCGCCCATAGTGTTATTCGTCATTCCAGGGACACCAATCTCCTCTGCAAAGACTCCCGAAGAGGCGGCCATATCCTTTCCAGAAATCTGAATATTTACCTTCACTGGGGGATTATTGATGGTTATAGGACCAGAACCTCCAGCCTGTCCGCCGCCGCTGGACCCCCCTGGGGCACCCATTCCTCCCATCATTCCTCCTCCGCCGCCTCCTCCGCCCATGCGTCCCGCGGCAAATCCAGCAGCTGCGCCAAGACCACCTGCTAAAAGGCCACCTCCACCACCTCCGCTGAGTGCACCCATCGCTCCACCAGCCAACCCCGCCAATCTACCCATAGGAGTCATTGACATGAGAGGTCCGGCCAGCTTCATCGCGCCTCCGATAAACTTTTTAAAACTTAATTTGTATTCTTCCGGGCGCCTTGTTCCGTACCATGTATAAGCTGACTGACGTCCAGGGACATACATCTATTAATAACTCAGAACTTATTTTTCATCACTTGTCCCTGGCTCTGGTATGGTCTCTATCTTGACTGGCGGGTCGGCGGCGGCGGCCTGGGCCACTGGGACTACATCCTCCTCATAATCCTCCTCATAATCCTCGGGTGCGGGCGCCGACTTGTATCGGCCTACCCAGCGCTTGTAGAACAGCCACGCGGCAAGGCAGATGAGAGCGACAACAATTCCTGTAAGGAGATAGTCCATTACTAGAAAAACAGGTTTTTTGTCCAAGGGCGTGACGCGGACGTATTTTTCCAAAAGCACAAAATGCAGATCTGTGGAGAATGCAAGGGTATGTGTTGGTTCAACTATGATGGTCACCCAGTTTGCGAAACGTGTGAGACGATACATACGTCTGTGACTCGCCAGGTGGCGCCAGTGGCCGAGCCCAATGAGATGGACCGCATATGGGAGTGTCTCGATATGGCGAGAGGTTCTCCTCCTGAAGAATCTCTCAAGACCAGAAGCCAGTGGGAGTGCGAATGTGGTGGAGTGAAGAGTTTCAATGATGATAATATGCCCGTGTGTCTAGAGTGCGGTAGGACCGATGACGTCTTTGTATCAGATGAGCCTGAGTGGCGAGGAGGGATGGATGCAGACGGCGCCGTCTCAGATCCTTCACGAGTGGGGGCGCCAACCAATCTAGACCACTTCAGTGAGGGCTGGAATACTGGCACTATCATGACTGTCCGTCCGTCTGGAACTTACGCCAACAAGCGGCTAGCCCGGATAAACTTTCATCTTTCCATGAATCACAAGGACCGCAGTCTTTTTCACTCATATGCAGAGATGGACAGAATAGGCAAGGACGTGCTGAAGCTGCCCGACAGCATCATGTACAGCGCCAAGATCAAGTACAAGCACTTTAGCGAAGAAACACTGACAAGAGGAGCGGTTCGGGTAGGAGTCAAGGCCAACTGCATCTTCCAGGCGTGCAAGGAGGCGGGGCTATCGCGGACAACGCAAGAGATTGCGGCGGCGTTCAATATTCCAGTCAGAGATATGGCCCGAACGACCGAAACTTTTCTGGAGCAAAACCCTGACCACAAGGTCATAGTGACGACTCCGGCCGACCTGATCCCTCGCTTCTTCAACTCCGTGACGGCGGTCCCAGAGCCAGAGCGCGGGAGGACCAGATGCAAGTTGGCGGCGCGGTGCAGGGATTTGGAGGATTGTCCGCATCTACAGGGTCGAACACCCAAGGCGGTCGCAGCGACGGTTATGTACATGATGCTCAACAAGCCCTGGGGTGTGACGAAGCAAGAGTTGGCGGCGATAGGAGAAGTTAGCGTTCCGACCATCACTAAGCTAGAAGCGCTCATACTTAAACATATAGGAACCTAGTTAATCAATGTCTGTACTACTGTTTGTAAGCACACCTTGTTATGGCGGAATCTGCCTGGCTCCATATGCCGAGTCTGTCCTGCGTCTTCAGCGTCTTTGCGCGACAAAGGGCATCCAGATGATGCTCGACACGACCGAGAACGAGTCCCTTGTCCACCGCGCGCGCAACCTAGCCGTAGCTCGTTTCATGCAGAAGACTCAGGCGACTCACTTTCTCTTCATCGATGCCGATGTTCACTTCGATCCCGAGTCGGTCGTGCGCCTCATAGAGTCGGGCCATGACATCTCTGCTGCCTGCTACCCCAAGAAGTGCATCATGTGGGACCAGGTCGAGAATGGCGTCAAGGCGGGCGAGACCAAGGATCCGAACAAGATGGGTTCGAGCCTCGTGATGAATTTCAAGTTTGCAAATAGCCCTGTCCGTAATGGATTTGTAGAGGTACTAGATGGCCCGACTGGCTTCATGTGTATCAAGCGCGATGTGTTTACTAAGATGGAGGCTAAGTATCCCGAGCTTCAGTGCGTGAATGACCACCAGAACCGCGACCTTGAGGAGTATCACGCATGCTTCGACTGTATGATCGACCCTGTGAGCCGTCGGTACCTCTCAGAGGACTACGCCTTCTGCCGCCGTTGGCAGCAGATGGACGGCCAGATCTTTGCGGACGTGACGACGACCCTTGGCCACGTAGGCAACATCCGCTTCCATGGGACCTTGGACGCGCGCTTGCAGGCGGTCTAGTGGAAGTAATTCCTCGCATACCAAGCATTCAGACCTGTAGCCTCACAAGTCAGGTGGAAAAACGCTCCTGTTAAAAATAGGGTCAGAATCAGGCCCTGCCTCAAAAAACTCACGAGTTTAAACATTACTACAAGGAAAAACCCGACAACTGTCGCCTCTAGGGCCAAGGTGCGGGCAGATTTCATAGTTAAAAAGAGCCGACATAATATTTACAATGACGGTTATCCATGTGTGTGCCGTCACGAAGAACAAGTCAATCAGCGCGACGACACTCCACACGATGATGAATATTCATATGAATTGTATGATTAAGGGGATTCATCTGGACATCTCCTTCGTGCCAGACAAGGCTGGCCTCCCTCGACTCATCAAGACTGGTGAGCGCATCATCTGGTTGGAGTATGGCACGAACCTCGATGAGGCGTCAATTCACAAGGCTATCGCTCCATTTGATAAGAACCTTCAGGTTCTCGTCTTTCCTGCAGTCAAGGAGGGTATCAACTGGGACATGTTTGCCAAGAAGACCAAGGCTGATTCGACCGAGCCTGCGAACCAGCGCGGGCTCGAGTTTGATACGGCCGTAGGACGCAAGCTTGCGGACTCTCTCTACGAAGTCACGAGTACTGAGGCTCGGGTCTGGGCAATGGATGGAAAGCCAGTTGATAAGAAGCTTAGGGGTGAGAAGGTTCCCGTGAAGCTTCCCGGCGATGAAAGTATGTTCCGTGTCCTACAGGGGCTAGGAATCAAGATAGGTGCAGTAACATCCGCAACAGTCATCTGTCATTTCGTGCACGAGTGCGTAGGAAACATCCTTGAGACTGCTGGCGTGCGTATGGAGGCTTAGAAACTTTGAACACTAAAACAACAATGGACACACAAATTAAAAATTTTATTCAACAGACCTGGGAATCGCCAGATCCGGAGCGATTCCCAGGTCCGCAGCCCGTCTCTATAGAGCGGCGCCACTTTGTGGAGTTCAAAAAAAGGCCCTACTATGTCTGTGAAAAGACAGATGGGGTTCGGCACCTCCTGCTGAGTCTTGAGATTGAAGGGAGGCGTTTCACGTGTCTGGTAAACCGGGCTTTTGAGATATTCCCCTTTAGTACTATGATACCTCGGGGCACGGTCCTAGATGGTGAGTTGGTCCGACCCCGTGATCCTACGGCTCGACCAGTCTTTCTCATTTACGACGCCATCTGTGCGAAAGGTGTGGATGTTCGCAAGGAACCGCTAGATAAGCGCCTTGCGGCGGCCAAAGCGCTCCTCAAGTCTGTCATAAAATCTTCAAAAGACCCGTTCGAGATTCGAGTCAAAGAGATGTCGCCGTTCCCTGGCTCCTTGCCAGATCTGGATTCCTTTCCGTGGGAGACGGATGGTCTTGTCTTCACGCCAGTCAATGAGCCAGTGCGCATGGGGACTCACGAGACGCTCTTCAAGTGGAAGCCGCGGGCCAGGATAACGATAGACTTTGAGATAAGTAAGGGTGGTGAGCTCAATGTCCAAGAAAGAGGCCGTCTGTACAAGGAAGCCGACCTACACACAGGTCCAAGATACCCTGACGGTACGATAGTAGAGTGCGGCTACGGCCAACTGGGATGGTATGTTGAAAAAATCAGGACCGACAAGAAGCACGCCAACAACCGAAGAACTTTTTTTAGAACGCTGATCAACTTAAGAGAGAATATACAATTTCAAGAGTTTTGTAATCTATAGAGAGCCATGTAAAACGCGCCTCGTCTAGGAGCCTTGTCTATTTTTGAAACCGCCCCATCGTCCTTTATATACCAATCCCCGTTAAACCGAACAGCCAGTGCATAGTGGCCGCCGTGGGGCCCTCCTACGTGCAGAACGGCCGCAAAGAGCTGCCGGCCTTCAAATTCTTCGGGAAGAATAATTATGGGCTTGTGGCCAGTATAGCACGCAAAGGTAAAGGTGGCGATCTGGGGCCACTCGGTCACCTTGGTCGTGACGCATGCATCGTGTTCCTTTCCAGAATTGTCTTTGTAGCCTGAAATTTCAACAGGTTTTTCGCGAGCCTTCATGAGGCCCTCAAGAGTCACTTCACAAGGCTCAGTGAATGAGAAAACCACGGTGACAAAGTCCTCTGTGCGTTCTGATTTTCCGCAAGACCACTCCGTCACCTGAGTTTCTCTCCCTGTAAATATTTTTTTAATAAATTCTTTTCCTAAAGAGTTTTCCAAAGCATCCACGAGACACAGAAAAGCTTCCTGTGCGTCGTGTTGACCTGGGTCGAACGAAGGAAATCGTGTTCTGAACGCAAGGAGCAGGGGGCGGGGGTCTGGCTGTCCATCTTCAGACCACAAATCGTACACAAGGCGACTAAACTCGCGAGTTAAGACACAATGGCCATTGTATGGAGTCCTCAGCAGGGTATTCGTCAAGTAGGGCACGTGGGCAAGGCACTGAACGGCGGTGTTGAAGTAGCATGTCGCTCCAATATTGGGCAGTCCCCGCATAAAAGAGACGAACGTTTAAACTTTAAAATGGAAACCGCACGTCGTCTGTACGACAGTTGGAGTCCTGTTATCAGAAAGTGGGCCCAAGAGCCTGATGTCGAGATTGAGTTCCGTCTCGGTCGCAAGACGGCTCAGAAATTTGATACCAATGTAGGCCAGGAGGCATTTGAGCGCCTTCTGAAGGCTCTGGGCAAGTACGACGGCTGGGAGTCGACCAGCAAAGGGACATACACGGTATACTATGGAGATAAGAACAAGCGAATCACTGTAGATGAGGCTACTGATGAGTCGGTTGCTGTAATCAAGACCAAGATTGAAGCATTGGATTTTGAGATCGAAAATAAGCCCTTTGATATTAGGCTCGGTGTGTCAAAGGAGAAGCCCTACGAGCAGGATGATGAAGAGATGACGAGTGTGAAAACCAAGACGCGGTGGTCATTTGTTCGCAAGAACTTGAGTATAGATATGACCCAGATGCAGGGAGATCCTGACGACAAGGACTCTGACGAGGACTCAACATGGCATGTGGAGTTTGAAATTGTCAACCCTAAGGATATCGGCGACCGTGATAAGCTCTTTGCGCTTATGCACAAGGTGTTTGACTTGCTTAATTGCCTTTCTTAGCCGCTCGGCGGTTCTGATTAGCCTTATTAGCAGCCGCTTTTCGGGCCCGTAGCGCCTTGATGGCATTCTTATTCAAAGTATTCTTCCGAGCCGCTATGTAGTTGGCCCGGGCCTTGGCTGTTTTGAGTGAGTTAAAATTGACTGGGGATGCCACGTTCCTTAGCCACAAATTCTTAAACTTGTTATTTATACCTCGATTTTTCAGATATTTCCACGAGTACTTGTTAGATGAGCCAATTCCTAGTCCCAAGTTGGATATAGCTTCTGCCAGATTCTCGACTGCTTCACTGTTCCGCGGGAGGGCATACGCCTTGTTCTCCCTCGGGTCCTTGGCATTCCTGGGTTTTGGGGCCGCACGAGGGGCGCGCGGGGCCCCGAGTCTCTTTAAGTATGGGCTGTTTACGTTGGGTGTTCGTATCTTGGGCGGATTGTATGCGGGTACTCGCGTTATTTCTCCAGTTGTCATGTTCTCGGTGTTGTATGCAGCGCGAGCATTCTGACTTATATGAAGGCCGAGCCATGTCTTCATCCTCTGGGCCACATCCTTCTTTGCGAGGAACTTGCCCTTGTTATTAGGGGTTGTTGCCACACTTATCAGATAGTTCTTATATCCCTGGACCTTGTTAGATGGTAGCCAATTGGGAACCTTGATAGAGGCTAGATATTTAGCCTTGACGTTGGCCAACTGATTCCTGCGGAGCACTTGATTCTTGAAATTCTTGATGGCCCGGTTCACGTTTGGTTTGAGCGCGCGGCCTCTGGCTCCCCTGGGCAGGCCCTTAAGTATCTTCTCTAGAGAGTTTACGTTGTTATTTCGTGCGTTATTTCCAAGCGCCCCCGAAGCAATAAGTGCCATCTCAAAGTTCAGATTATTGGGAGTTGATACTGAACTAGAAGCAGAACTTGACTTGGCGCTGTTCACTGCCTCAACCTTCTTCTCCCCCTTGTGAGCCAAAAGAGCCGTATATTTATTCTTCGGAAGAAGACCTAGCCATTGCGTATAGTTCGAGTTAGGCAGGTAAGCCTTGGCCAGGGCGTTCTGCTCGGCAGGACCTATGGTGGCCCACTGTCGGGGGCGATTTCCGCGCTTGACGCGTCCGTTGGGTAGGAAAACTACAGGCTGCCCATTCACCACGAGGTCTGGGCGGTTGAAGAAGTTCTTGACGGTTCCCTTGATTTCTTTTGCAATATTTTCCAACTTCATTTTGTTGGAGACTGAAGCGATATTGAGATTGCGTGCGACCCTCAGAAGCTCCTCGCGCGTGTACCTATCGTACTGCTTGCCGTTGATGCGCAATGTACCTTTGGCATTTGTGTTTACATAGTGCGTCTTTTTCAAGTGCACTACTTCTGGACTCGCCTCCAACTCAAACAAGGCCTTGACTGTGGATGGAATCCGCACACCTGCTTTTTGGTACGCCGCGACGACCGTCTTTCGGGCTTCCCTGATCCCCTTGGGCATCTTGTAGAAATAGGGCGCCCCGCCAGCTCCTGGTTTGACGTAGAATCCGTTCTTCACGGAGTTGAATGAAGGTGCGCGGCGGCCCTCGGTCTTGGCTGCGGGGGTCGCCCCTTCCGTAAGACCCAAAAGGTTTCTAACAGAGGGGGGCACGGCAACACCTGCATTCGCGTAGGCTCGGAGAGTCTTTGTCTTGATGAGCTTCAAGTTCGCCACCATAGGATAAAATCGAGGCTGACCATTCGGGCCAGGACGTACATAGAACCCGTTACGGGTATTGTTGTAACCTCGGGCAAGGGCGTAACGCGCATTGAGCATCCTGGCCTTTTTGGCACCAAGATTCTTGCGCATAGGGATGGCCGGCTTGGCGATTCCCTCATAGCCGCCCCCTCTTGCGTACTTAAAGACTGCCTGGGGATCTACGCCGTATTTCTTGAAGAAACTCTCGAAGACTCTGGCCGAGAGGCCCACGTCCTCGAACTTCTTCAGCCCTATGGTGAGCATTGCTCCATTTGTAAATATTTTCATACTTAGCACGGGCGACTCCTTCCACTTGATCTGGAGGCCCGAGAATATCTCGGGCTCATACGTGGCGAGACACTTGGCCGAGGGAATCTTGTTCACTATTTCAGACAGCAGCCCGTCGAGTTTTATAGCCCGATTCACATTCATCTTAGTATCAATCTTGTTGATGGTCACTGGCTGGTTCCAGATGCCCGGGTACATGTGCTTATGAAGGAAGCGCAGGACCTGTTCATGCGGGCCAGTGCATGTGATCTGGATTTGTCCTTTATCGTAGTGCGTCACATAGGCGGTTGAGTTGGGAGCCTTGAAGTCTATCTGAAAGGCCCATCGCTTGACGGCGCCAACCTTGTTCGCTCCAAGGAGGGTATTGCGGTTCTTGACGCGGCGGACTATGGGCAGCTTTCCAGTCGCCTGATATCCCGCAAGTTCTTTGACTCCAGGCGGGAGGGGCTCGGCCGAGACATCCTTAAAGGGGAACTGGACAGTGAGGGTCGTGGTGGTGACTGTGGGTCTTGTGAGCGCATAGTCATATTTGTTAAACTTATTTACGTACTCTGACTTTCTGGGCCTTCGGGCCAGAAGGGCGCGGCCTATGATACCGGCAGCTCGGGCCGTCTGCATTCTACTACATAACGGTATTTAAATCCTGGGCCAGGTCACACCCAAACACGAATGGTTGGGAGGCCAATACCTGGTCGCGCCAGGTGCGCGTCTCGGTACGAACCTCGAGTTTGCGAGTACTGAACGGACCTGCGTAAAAGTCAGGGTTGAAGCGTGGGCGACCCAAGTTGTTCTCTTGGCAGTGCTGGTTGAAGCTCGTGACGAACTGCTTCTGAGGGCAGAATAGATTCTTGCCGTAAGTGACCTTTTCGCTGGCCAGAAAGTGCTGGAGCGTGTTGGTCACCATCGCCACCTGATTCTGAATATCCAGGAAGTACTTGGGGACCACGTTCCAAATGTCCTGATCGCTGTACTTTTGCGAATACTCAATATAGGCCCGTACGCACTTGCACAGAATCGCGCCCAATTCAAGATCGAGTTTCTCGTCAAGGTGGGGGTCCGCTTCGGCCACCTGCCGGCCAAAGTTCCAGGTGACGAGGCGACGCAGGACAGACCCCGAGTTGTCCTTCCAGTGTGGGACCTCGTTTCCTGCTAAAATCCCAGGCACGGTCCAAGTCAGACTCACGGCCGTCTTGTTCTTGCGGGCAATGCTCATATCCTCCCCACTGACTAAGGACTGGAACTCAGACTGCTCCAGGGCCATATCACCCTTGATCTCAGGGCTAATAAACATGAAACCTTCGTGGATGCTCTCAAGACCAAACTTCTTTTCAATATTGTTTGAGAGAGTGCGGACATCGTGGCCTTCATAAAACTTTTTACAAATCTTTGTGATGATTGTTGACTTGCCTGACCGTGCGATACCCTTGAGGAAGGGGATCACCTGCCACGAGTCCATCTCATTGATAGGGAAGCAAAGCCGACCGCAGAAGACGTAGAGCCATCTGCAGACATCCTCCGAAAACTCTTGGTAGTCCATAACCGACTGCATATGGGGTGTCTCGATATCATACCAGTCAACCATGTCGATATTGTCTGGATTGAACTCGAGGTCAAAGTACTTGGAGGATACGATAGTCGGGTCAAGGTGCTTGAACTCGTCGGAGGTGTATGGGTAGAAGCGAGTCTCGTAGATGGGGCGCGAGTTCTTGGTGTCCTCCGTCAGAAACTTTCCAACAAAAATTCCATTCTTGAAAGACCAAACGTTGCGGTTCTTCTTGATGGCCGGGAACTGCAGGTCTTTGCAGTTGGTCAGGTGGCGAATAGTATCCGTGACGATGCTGCCCTTGCTCGTCATGTTCTTCCACATATCATACTTTTCCTCTTTCTGCGAATACAGATACACAAAATCCTTGATCTCGAGGACCGTCTTCCATGCCTTGGTCAAGTGACCATCTTCGGTCGCAATCTGCTTGCAGCAATAGTCACCGTATCTGCGCATCTTCAGCTTGTAGGTCTGGTCGAGCAGGTACAAAAGAAACTTCTGAAATGCGCTAGTAGTATCCTTTTCAGCGTCGCCGTTGTCCATCGTCTGGCACCTGAAGATCTCCGATTCCATATCTCCCTTGATGGGAACATAAGTCGGATGATTGATCCTCTCGTAGGTGCGAACCCACCTGAAGATCATCTCGTAAGTATCATCTACAGTCTCAATAAGTCTCGTAATTCGCTGGGCCATAGTGAACTCATTGCCTGTGAGATCGCGGCTGGGCTCCTCACGGATCTTGAGTTGGCCCGCATGGTGATACATATCAGAACAGACGGATACGAAGCGGCGGCGCTGCTCAGCAAGAGTGTCCAAATTTACATTTTTAATATTTCCATCTTCGAAGCCAAAGACGCGAATCCCATTTTGCCAAGGAACGTACGTATCTCCCTTGGCGTTGAGACACATCTGGTTTTCCAGATAGGCCACAAAGGTATTCAGATCTTCAGGACCCATGTTCAAAACATCCGAATGGTGGAGTTCCATTCGGATCTCGTGAGTTTGTTCAGGAGTTGTGCGATCGATTGTGTGGACACTCTCCATTTGTAAGAAAGGTCAAGATATTTTTAAGCGGGGATGTCCTCCTCTACAACAGGAGGCGGCGGAGGCGAGGATTTGGTCATGGCACTCAGAATCTTAATTAGAATTTTGTTCTGCATTTCCAGGGCCGTCTTGACGCCAGCCATGGCGCTGGCCACTGTCTCGCCATCCTCGGTCGTGAACCAGGACCCCAGGGCATCCATGAGGTCAGCCTCGCCAAACTCCTCCTCCTCCTCATCGAACTCGTCCAACTCCTCTTCCTCCTCTTCCTCCTCTACTGGGGGTGGGGGTGGGCGCTTCACTGGTGGCTTGGCACGCTGAGACATTTACTAGTGTCCAGGAATTTACATGGAAGGATTTGCCGCATTGTTATTCAGGATAGAACGAACTACGTTCTTGTTGGCGTTGGCCGCCTTGGCTCGCATGTTCTGAAGATTCTTCATGGTGCGGTTGACTGCATTCAGGGCCTTCTGGACATTGGCCGCGTTGGCTTTGTTCGGTGCGGTGGTTGCGTTGGCCGCAGCATTCACAGCCTTGGCCTGAGCATTGGCCACTTGGACCGCGGCGTTCACTACGGCCTTATTAGCAGTCTTGGCGGCGTTCACAGGAGGACTGTTTGGCATTTTGGCCAGGGCCTGATTGGCCGCCAGGGCCTGATTGGCTGCAGCCGCAGGTGTTGACATTCTTGTCATGTTCAAATATTTTTTCCCAGGGCGCTTTTTGGTCGCCAATTTTTTTCTTGGGGTATATCAAAATGGCCGGTGGACTTATGCAGCTCGTAGCTTATGGCGCCCAGGATGTGTATCTGACGGGTCAGCCCAAGGTGACTTTCTTCCAGGCGGTGTACAAGCGCCACACGAACTTCGCGATGGAGAACATCCAGCAGACCGTCAACGGTACCACGACCAACTCTGGCCGTGTGTCCGTGACCATTGCCCGCAACGGCGACCTGGTCGGCAACATGTATGTGAGCCTGCTCCCAATTACAGCCAACACGACCTCAAACAACAACGTGTTCGACACGTGCTGGATCGCCGAGCGCGCCCTGGCCGATATCGAGATGACCATCGGTGGCCAGCGCATCGACAAGCACTACCAGACCTGGTGGCGCCTGTATGCTGAGGTTTTCCTCAACGAGTCCGACAAGTACTGCTGGGGCAAGATGGTCTCGACCTCTGCTCAGGTGAGCGCCGTTCTCGGTACCAATATCAACGGTAACCAGCCCCGCGTGTACCTGCCTCTGCTGTTCTTCTTCAACCGCAACCCTGGCCTGTACCTGCCCCTGATTGCCCTGCAGTACCACGAGGTCCGCCTTGATTTCGACCTGACTTCCTACTACACATCCTACTTCAGCACCGATTTCCAGGTCTGGGCCAACTATGTGTACCTTGACACTGAGGAGCGTCGCCGCTTCGCCCAGAAGGGCCACGAGTACCTGATCGAGCAGGTCCAGCACACTGGCGGTGACTCCACGACCGCCACCTACGACACCTTCCAGCTGATTCGCCTGTCCTTCAACCACCCAGTGAAGGAGTTCGTGTGGTGCTACGTAAACCCCAACGCCTCCACCACGGCCAACCTCAACGCCCTGTGGAACTTCTCGACTGGCACGCAGAACGTGCAGGTGACGGTGAACACCGCAGTCTATGTCAACTCCAACAACTTCATTCTGCCCCACCTGTCTGGCGTGCCCCACCTGTACTTTAACGGACCTGGCGGCCTCCCTCCCCGTGCCGATGTGGGCCTGATAACGGGCACGACTGGTATGCTTACCCAGGGCCAGGCCAACACCTTCTCCTGGGTTGAGGAGGGCTACCCTTCGAGCGCCTCTGGTGCGCGTTACATCGATACCATGTATGAGACTGGCCCGCTCAATCAGTTCAAGATTATCCTCAACGGCCAGGACCGTTTCAAGGAGCAGCTGGGCAAGTACTTCAACCAGTACCAGCCCTTCGTGTACCACTCTGGCTGCCCTTACCCAGGCATCTACGTGTATTCCTTCGCCCTGCAGCCCGAGGAGCACCAGCCCACCGGCACCTGCAACTTCTCGCGTATCGATAACGCCCAGGTGGCAGTGTCGATCAAGGCGGGCGGCATCTCCGGCGCTGCTCCCCAGCAGAAGCTGTTCGCGGTGAACTACAACATCCTGCGCATCCAGTCTGGCATGGGCGGTCTCGCTTTTAGCAATTAAATGTTCAAGTACAATTAACCGGCAATACCGGGGACGGGCTTCGGCCCCAAGAACGATCAAGGTTCTTGGAGTCGAAACTAATATTTGTAAGTACTAAATGACGCCACTGCTCATTCTCCTCATTGTGTTGGCGCTTGTGCTCCTGTACAAGAACGTGAGTCCCTATACCCAGTTGGTTCCCCATGATATGTATGCGTGGGCTCCAGGGGTCCCGCGGCCCATCCCCGTAGATCCGCCAACCCCAGGCCTTGATTGGCGCCTACACCCTTCTATACGTTTCCTTGGGACGCAGTAAATAGATGGCGATACATTCCAGAGTATTGAAGGAATGGATGAGCTACGACACCGAACATGAAAAATTGTGCGAAAAAATTAATTAATACGTTTCGAGCACTTCCCCCTCTGTCAAGCGTCACCATTATAGTGGGAATGGCGGCACCGAGACCCATGGCTAGAGCCTCATACCCAAATTGCACAGGTGTTATTTGGGTAAAGGGACTGTCTTTCGCCACAAAGCACAGAAGAATTCCCGAAATTATGGCAATACCAACCAATATCTTAAACGCAAGACTATTAGTCGCCTTTTTCGTCTGTTCTTCAAACTTTTTGGCGCCTTTATTTGACTCGGCCACTTTTACTTCGTTGAATCCAGCCAGCTCGAAGAGAAGCTGAAGGGTTCCGAAAACGACGAAAGACCCGGCAACTAGCATAGATAGTTGCGGATCAGTCACTCCCCGCGACCTTGCAACGTACATGAAGGACACCGCCCCTCCTAGACCCGCAAATAAAATCTCAAATGTGGTCCTAATGGGTTGCTTCTTGAGGTATCTCTGATCGCGGTTGGTCATCGCCAGTATCACAAACGCCAACACAAAAAAAATTTTAGAAATTTCAATTGCTTTGGGGCCGTAGTGCCGAGCCTTATTACTAAGAGTATTCATTATTCTATGGCTCGATTAATATTCTGGTAGCGAATCTCACCTCCTAGGTGCCGCTCCAGATACACTGCACACACGTCAGGGTCGAACATTGGACTACAACAGAAAACATCAACATACACGAGCCCGTGTTCCGGGTACGTGTGTGCTGAGAAATGGGACTCGGACAGGACCAGAACGCCAGTCGCCCCTTGCGGCTCGAACTGGTGAAAGGCCTTTGAGACGACGGTCAGGTTGCAGTCTCGAGCAACTTGAACCATGCGCTCCTCGAGATCAGTGGCTTCAGTTATGACTGTGCCGCTGAGGTGTCCGATGAGGTGCATCATTTAGTTTTTTAAACATTTTTTTTCCTAAGCCATAATCGCGCTTCCAGTCATCGCCAGGATAGTAACTGAAAGTACTATGAAAATAGATCCAAATACTATGTTTGGATAGTCCTTGACTATGACAGTCGTAGTCACGGGTTCACCAGTTGAGTCCTTGCCAAAACCCGTCTGCTGCTTCCCACGGTTGGCTATGGCCACTGTAGCCACTCCCAGAGCGAAAAACATTAGACCAATAATGATTCCCATGAGCGCGTCAGCTGTGATAGCCATTAATCTTAACTTATAAAATAATTCAAGACTGTTTAAGTACAGTCGCGAAGAAGTAAATCATAAACAGGCCAAGGATCAGACGGGTAAGGGCCTGGATGATGACCGTCGGATTTGTCCTCCTGACGGGATCCAGAAAGTCCTGCAGGGCCGAGATTATCAGAAGTATGGCGGCCGAGAGAATAAGAACCTTGTCCAGGTTATACGTCTTGTAAGACAGAGAACTGTTGAAGCTCATTATTAACTTAAGGATATTTTTATTTTGTTACTGAATGAATTTTGCGTACCTGGATGCGAGGTCCATGATTGAAAACCTTCTGCAAGAGCCAGAACCGACCCTTAATCCTATACCATGCGAGCTTTCTAGAGAGTGGACCGACTTTGAGGAGACCCTGAGTACTTTCAAGGCGGCCTATGTTCGAAAACGCCGTGAGCTCTCTTCAAAGATGGCAGAACTTGAAGACAAGTCTAAAGATGTTAAACTTCTTCGTGCGACTATTGATGGCTTCACAGATCCGGGGTTAAAGGCAATGGTCGATAGTCTTTTAGACAAATACGAGTCTGATGAGGGCACCTCGGCCCTGACTCTACAATGTAGGGAACTTATGGGGAAGGTGAACGAGATGCAGCGGGTCCTGGCCAACACGATGTCTGAAAGGTACGCCTCTTTTACCTGTTTTATTTGTACTGAACGTCTTGTTGACTTATTCATCGATCCTTGTGGTCACGTGGTATGCACGCCCTGTTGGGCGAGGTCGGGTGCTCGTCAGGCTGACAGGCCGCGCTGTCCAGGATGCCGAACGCAGGTAAGCCAGGTGAAGAAGATCTTTACGATGTAGGGACGAGTGATTCGGACCGCATCTGGGGGGAGCCACCTCGTAAAAAACGGCCTGGGTTTCTAAGGGAAACCCCCGGGGGACGCCCCAAGTTCGACCTGACTTTGGCGCAGTGGTAGCGCATCGGATTGTAGATCCGCTGGTCTCACACAAGTCAGACGGGGGGTAGGCTCTCTCATCTTCGGAAAACAGGTCTCGAGGGGGCGCCACCTCGTTAAACACGGCCGGAAAGGGGATAGAACTGCAGCTATCCCGTGAGGTTGGCCACCTCCTTTCCACGTGCTCCTATAGCTCAGTCGGTAGAGCGTCAGACTGTTAATCTGAATGTCGCAGGTTCGAACCCTGCTGGGAGCGTCTAAAAGTTTACTTTGTAAATCATATAATTTATGTCCCCATTCAACTGCATGATCTCGCCTTGGCGATCACGCCGCTGAATGCGCCGCACGGTTTCTATTGTATTGTTTCCACACATATTCACAGTCAGTTTATCAATAAGCACGAGCCCGGGCTTGTTCTTCAGAATAGGCGAGTCGTTTGCAGCCAGGTTCGCTATGAGTATCAAAGAGGGCATCTCGTCATCATACAATTCAAATACATACTCGCGAGTTGGGGCAAAGTGTGCGTCCACTATCACTACATCGTGTGTGTGCCAGACCCTCTCGCGGATGTGTTTTCCGAGTTTCTCAGCACCCGGCCCTGCATGAATAGCAAACATAATAAGATTTGGTTGATAATGAGTAGGATTTATTGAGTGATCGGCCCAGATGCGCCCGTAGCCCCTCTTGCGGAACTCGAGGCATATAACAGCCATTTCGCTGTCATGGTCACCATCGTGAGGATTGATATGGCTAAACCGCGCGCCCTTGTGAAACCCCTCGGCCCTCATAAGTACGAGACCTGAGCAAGTGGCCCACATCTCTTTGAGACCCGTCTGCAGATCATAGTTGGGTGCGTGTCTGTCAGTCGCTACGTATCGCGTGACCCAATGGTCGTAGAGGACCCGAGTATCTTTTGTCAGGCATATTCCAGTGAAAATATCACACTCAAGATTTCCATGACGAATGATCTTCTCAAAGATGTCCGTTGTGTACTCCACGTCCGAGTCTACGATGAGTACCCAGTCAGCCTTCTTAAACAGGCCGCTGGCTTCTAGGCATTTGTTTCGGGCCAAGGCTAGATTTTGTACGCGTTCGGCATCCGTTCCACCTGTGTACTTTGGTAGGCCCAAGTTTTCACGTGTCAGAGCAACCTCTTCAAAAAAAGACCAGTCAGTGTCCTCCATGAGATGCTTCGTCCTGTCTGTAGAGTCATTCTCGTAAAGAGAAAACAAAAAATTAAATTCATTTTTCAAAGGAATTATACTCGTCTTCAATTGATTCACAAACTTTTCCCAATGTTTTTCATTGTCACGTGTTATGCTCGCCACGAGGATCACGGGCTTCATGTAAAAACTATTCGTTCAAAATCTTTAGGCGGAGGTGAAAACTGGTCGACCCAATATTTTAGAAAAAGTTTATTATAATTTATTTTTTCATGTTTGAAGGAGTCAAGCATCTCTCGCGTTAGGTCACTCCACTTGTCAATCATGAGAACGGGTAAATCTTTGAACATTTCATTCGTACCTATAGATTGCATGATGGGTATGCACCCAAGACACATGAGTTCCCAGTGCCGATGGCAGTCCAGGCCGTTTCCATAAGGAGAAAAGACAAACTTGTACCGGACCATTTCTTCCCAGACCTGGGTTCTGTGCATTGTTGTGGTGTTGATGTCGACCAAGTCGGCTGGAATCTGGTCGAGCGCCTCCTGACGCGCCGCCGTCAGGGAAACGTGTGCGAATATCTTGTTTATGCGCGTCCCTGCAGAGTCTCGGACATTTCTGAGAAGGGCCTCTTGGTGACGCGGCAGATAGCCCTCGTGAGGAGCCCGCCAGAACTTGCTCGGATCGCTTGCTATCGTATGATAGTCGAGCCCTATAGGGATCTGCTGAATCTTGGGGTGCTCTAAGATGCAATTTTGGGCAAACCACCTGATGAGCAGAGGGCTGTCGAGGAGTGCGCGACACAACGCCTCTTCAAGGGGGTATGACTTTCCATGCCATATATCCACATGGCCACCCGGCACAGTGGCGTCTGAGTCTCCAGAAACAATAAAAAAATTATGTTTTAGTTTTGGTAAAATCTGAATGAAAAAGAAGGGAACCATGTCCGTGCAGAGGTAAATAGACATCCCGTTATACATATTGGGTCCCTTTACCATCTCGATCAGGTACTGGTAGTCATGGGCCCAACTCGAGCGGGGCTCATGCGAGTGGAAATCGCACGACTTGAGAAGCCCGCGACTTCCGACAAAATGGCAAGTATTCTCCATTTTAGATTTAAAGAATGGTCGTCTTTAACGCGTATGAAGGCTAAGATTCCTGGCGCCTTACGAGAGCAGGTCTGGCTGCTCTGGTGCGGAGATAAGCACTTCAAGCACAAGTGCCTTGTGACGTGGTGTGAGAATATGATGACCCCCTTTGCCTTCGAGGTCGGCCATAATATTCCCGAGAGTAAGGGCGGAACCCTGAGCATAGACAATCTACGTCCGATCTGTGCCAGGTGCAACCGCTCCATGGGAGATAATTATACAATTGATGAATTTTCAAAGATTAGCAAGCGAACGAGCCATCTCTGGGAGTGCTTCAAGTTTTCCCCATCAGGAACCGCATCTTCTCCTGGGTCTTCACCTGAAAGAACATGAAGATGAACACGAAGAGTGGCAGGGTCCTGAGATCATTGAGTTGCGAGTGTATATATCCAGAGGCGCCATCAAAAGGAAAAGGAATCTTCTTTATTAAGCCGCGGCTGAGGAAGCCTATTATACCTATTAGGCCAAACTGGGCACAGATCTCAAGAAATGCCCGAAGACGCGAGTGCTCTTGTCTACGCTGTGGTGTCAGTTTATCCAGCAGGGTCGAGAAGAGCCACGCGGCAACAAAGGTCAATGCTGACGCGTAAGCCACGCCGAACAAACGCACGGCATGGAACATTCTACTCTTGACTGCGAAAAAGTTCTGTTAAAAAGGTCAAGTCTATTATTAGTAGCACAAATGACTGAAATCTTCCGCTTCTACCCAGAGGGCAAGTACCTATACGTGGAGGTCCTAGGCAATGAGTACCTGAAGAAGCAGCCTAAAAATCCCGCCGAGGCGGAGGTGTTCGCCAAAGGACTCAAGCCCATCGTCGAGAATGTTGAAAACTTTATTCGCGAAAAGAACCTCCGTGAGATTATGATTCTTAACCTCAAGGGGGTTGGGATTAGCGCTCTCAATCCTCAGACGAGTTCACAACTCGTGAATCTCTTGTATACTCTGCGGTCTGATGAGGAGGCGTTTCTTGATCGCATAGAAATCAAGAACTCGAATCCTGTATTTGAGATGTTTTTTTCCAGGGTCAAGAAAGATCTCCCCCCTGAACTCGTTGAGAAGATAGTCTTTGTCTAGCGAAAACTCTTTACTCCTTTTGGGGCCTCGTTCCAGAAAGTCTTGGGGTCAGTCTCCCAGAGATCGAGAAGGTCCTTGTTCTGAGGTTGTCGGAGCACCTCGGGTTCTTTCCCATCCTTGTCCTTCAGTCCCTCTGGAAACTCCTCCGCCAGAACTATGCGCATATCAGACAACTCGGGAGATTGAAGGCAGGCCACCTCCCATCCTATATCCATATCCAGGCCCTCGGGTTCTACACGGACCCAATAATGCTCGCATATCTCTCCAGGAGTTATAGCGTATCCGTGAACAATGCGAGCCTTTATCTCTTCGGCCCTAAGGATCTTCACAAGAATGGCACAATGGTGTACCACCGTTCCTTCAACCTTGTGAAGCTTCAGTCTCTGTGCCAGGCGCTTAATGTCAAACATTCTGAGACTGGCCTATATTTTAAAAGTGCTAATAATACATGGAGGGTCCCTGGAACCTTATAGCCACGGCCCTCTTTATAAACTTTCTCCTGGTTCGCGTCTTTACCAAGGTGGTAAAGAAGCCAATCGGAATAGGGATTGTTGATGATACAATTCTGTATCTAAATACTCAGGATGGTTTCCTGCTCAACTCTTCCCTCGTGCTGGCCATCGTCATCTTCCTGGCCGACTACTGGCTGGCTCCTGAGAGTTCGTCTGTGATGGAGTCCATGAGCCCCAGGGTGTGAGGATGGACCCATTTTGTGATGCGATTCTCGTAACAGTGTTTCATGTGATTGACGAGATCATCAAACCTTGGATGGCCCCAGACAAGGTCCTTAGTAAACAGAAAATCATCAAATCCAATAGGGCCCAGGTCACACTTCACCTCGAAAGGAGTCCTTACGTACTCCTTGAGGCCCCCGTAGTCAGTGATGATCACGGGCTTGCCTCTCATGGCAGCCTCTACGGCCCCCATTCCGACCCCCTCGGAGTGTGAGCAGTTGACGTAACAGTGCCCGTGCTTGTGTATATTCTCCATCTGCTCATCAGATATCAGGCCATTTATGACCGTTACCCGTGGGTGGTCAATTTTGACCTCTTGTAGACACGTCGCCTTGATGAGTAACCGCGCATCTGGGCAATGTTCAAGGGCCTGAATAAGAGCCTTGATATTCTTCCGGGGATCATTCACGTTTCCTATAGTGTAGAAGGTATAGGTAGAGGAGTGAGATGGCACACTCTGCGGAACAGATGGTGCGTGGAGATGTAGGATCCTCCAGTCTCCATGGGGAAATTGTTTTTGAAAAACTTTTTGACAAAATTCAGAGGCGACATAGAGCGTCTTGTATCGGTCTACAAGTATCCCGTACAAAGGGTGGACAGTCTCAGTCTCGCAGATAGTCATGTAAATAAACTTTTTACAGAATTTTTTGTATTTATCGACTATATCAAGTTGTTGCTCAAACGGTAACACGAAAGCAAATCCAGTGTCATACTGAGGACAAGGAGGACTCTGGCCCATCTCAACAAAGTCGCCACCAGTCAAGTCTGCGTAGCGCTTCGTTACCTGACCTATACCAGCCAAAAGTCTCGGGCCTACAAAAAGCCACGTCATGGTGATACGATGCCCGCTAGCTTTAGGTCGCTCTCCATCATTCTCTTTACTAGTTCTTGAAAAGAAATACTCGGAGCCCAGCCCAGAATGAGACGGGCCCGTGAAGGGTCTGCGCGAAGGTTGTCGACCTCGGCGGGTCGGTAATATTCCTGGTTGATACGGACAAAGAGATTACCATTGGAATCACGGCCCTCTTCATCAACTCCTGATCCAGACCACGTAACATTTAGACCAGCCGTCTTACCTGCCAACTCCACAAACTCGCGAATAGTGTGAGTCTCTCCAGTTCCTATAACAAAGTCATCTGGGTACTCTCTCTGGAGCATCATCCACATACCCTCCACGTAATCTTGTGCGTGCCCCCAGTCCCGCGCCGAATCGAGGTTTCCAAGTTCTAGAACCTTACCTGTCTTCAAGTACTCGGCCAGACCCAGAGTCACCTTGCGAGTTACAAACTCTTCCCCGCGGCGCTCAGACTCGTGGTTGAAAAGAACACCCGTACACGCATACATTGAGTAAGACTCGCGATAATTCTTGACTATCCAATATGCATAGAGTTTGGCGACCCCGTAAGGGCTCCTTGGATAAAAAGGCGTCGTCTCACTTTGGGGTGGCTTGCTCGCTCCAAACATTTCAGACGTTCCCGCCTGATAAAATCGCACCTTTTGAGAAAATCCGCACTGACGAATAGCCTCCAGAATGCGCAGGGTCCCGAGCGCATCGACATTTGCGGTATATTCGGGCTGGTCAAAGGACACTTTGACGTGAGACTGAGCTCCCAGATTATACACTTCAAGAGAGTCATATTGCTCAAAAGAATTAATTATGGAGTTAATTCGGGCAGTATCCGTCAGATCGCCTTCCATGAGGTGAAACTCATTGTGAGAAAGGAGATGTGTTAGACGCGAGCGCTTCTTTTCAGAGCAGTATCTGCACAATCCATACACTGTATATCCTTTATTTAGGAGAAACTCGGAAAGGTACGACCCATCTTGACCGGTGACACCTGTTACAAGGGCCGCCTTCATTCTCCTCTAGACGATTTATTTTTTTATGCTCAGCAAGAATAGATGACAGTCTTCAATGTTTTCATGATGACATTGTCCGAACTTTTTGGAAACACCCACCTCAAGTGGTTCAGTGAAAACCAGGACAAGTACCACTTGACCATGGGCCTTGTGGCCTATGTGAGTGTCATATTCTTTCTGATCCGAAGCTTTGCAGGGAAGAGTATGATGTGGACCTGCGTGATGTGGGAGGCGATGATTGTCATAGGCGGCGCACTTGTCGCCTATTTCATTTTCGGTGAAAAGTTTAACCACTGGGTTCAGTGGCTCGGGATCCTCTTGGCCCTCGGCGCAGCCATCTGCGTCAACTATGAGTGCAACACTAAAGAAATTGGCTGCTATATGTAAAATGGACGAGTTTCATAAGCACGTGCTTGAGCGCCTTGGGAACGTGGAAAACGAACTCAAGGAGCTGAGGGATGTGACGTGGCCTGTTTGTCAGGCCAGACTTGATGATAGAAACCCTCTAAACAATATAAGGGAAAAGAGGAAACTCCTTCGCTGGCTTCACGTGGAGGATATCAAGGATCTCCTTTTTCGCAAGGGACGACTTATGGGGCTCACAAGAGACCAAGTCTCTGTAGAACTTCGGGAGATCCGGGTAGAGGAACCCAGTCGGGTCTAGGTATCAGCTGAGTCTTGCCGTCCGTGTGCGTGCCCGATGCGATCCACTCTGCAAAGAGTTCAGGGGTCTGCGTGGCGTGATGCGCATCCTTGCCGTGCGCATACGTCTGCATCTTGTTCCAGACGTGCATAGGCGTCCCGAAACTACTCAAGTGCCAGCCAGACTCTCGGATATACGGAAACTTCCAGCGATTGTCCCGAAGATAATTCGGCCCCACGCGCTTGAAGATTTCATAATTCGTAATGACCGTGCCGAACCAGGCCTCGCCAGTAAACAGAAACTTGAGCGAGTACTCAAACATCCACATATGGACAGAGGTGACGATATGAGGCAGTTTCTCATAGGGAACCTTCGACATGTCCGGGATCTCGTCCAGGTCACTCACCATCACAATAGACTGCTCGGGGCACGACATGCGCTCGAGGCCGCGTAGGATGCACTCGCGCTGGTACTTCTCGCGGCACCAAGGGTTCTCCTCCTTGGGCGACTCCGCGGCCGTCACTATCACGTGCTCAATCTTGTCAAGCCACTTTGTGAATCTGGCCCTGTTATTATGAAAAAAGAGTTCCTTTGGACCGCCCACATGGTTCACCTCTGACTCGACCAGCACGAAGCGGTCAACGTACTCGTCAAGGAGGGTCAACCTAAGCTCGAGAATATCCAGCTCATTATAGAACATGAAAGTGTCTACGATCATTTATATACATAGTTAACACTTTCTTAAGTATATATCATCAACGTCTATATCCTTGTAGTATTTATATCCCTTGGACTCGAGTAAAAAGCGAATCTGGCATCTCTTGGGCTCTTCAAAGTTGTGTTCTATAGAAATAAACTCAAATGTGTATCTGTGAAAAGGAAATGCGCGCAGGGCCTCGAACTCGGCGCCCTCTATGTCCATCGAAAGATAGTTGATGTGAGACGGCGCCCCGCATTCGTCGAGTATGCTCTCGAGTGTCCGTGTCTTAAAAGTATGCTTGACAATTGTAGTTGTTTCATAAAGGCGATTCTTGTGCTTGCCCAGTTCGGCAGATATCCCGGAACATCCAGGGTCTTCTACGGAGTAATCAAACTCAACTTCCTCGTCATTATTTGAGTACACGCAAGCCTTCACAACTTTGGCCGTCCTGTTTTCAAAGTTCACGGGAAAACAGTCTATGCAGATGCCTTTCCAGCCCTTTTCATCAAGTAACTTTGTATTGCTTATATTTTCCCCATCATGACACCCGACATCTACGTAAAACCCAGGGCCATCTGAAACCGCCAGTATAAACTCGTCTACTCCAAGTTGACTCATGATTTGTATTTATAGTACAGCTTGCCCTTATCTTCAAAAACTTTTAAAATATTTTTATTGTTTTCCGAGTGAGAGCCTCCGGCCACGTGGTGAAGGGCATCGGCCTCAAAGCCGTACTGAAACTGGCGAATCTGACTTACGTTACATTCTGGTGTAAATACAGTCCTTCGTGTGATTCCCTCATTTTCCAAAAGGTTACACAGGATCATGTCGTCGTGCCAGGTGACCGTGAGCAACTCGCGAAACTCTGGCAGGACTCTCTGGATCCACTCAGCCTTGACTATGACGGCACCGTAGCCCTCAAGAACATCGACCGGCTGTCCGTGCTGGCGAGGATAATTCCCTCTGAAATAGTTTTCAAAGGTGAACCCGGAAAGGCCCCACGCGCTCCCAGGGTCCGTCCTCTGCCACTTGAGGAGGTTCGTCACGAGCCGAGGGTCGTAGGCAGTGTCATCGTCAAGATACACTATGAGGTCTTCAGGCAAGAGCTTGAGGGCCGGGCCGATAAACTTGGTCGCCGGCCCGAAATCCTCGCACTCGGTATTGATGCGCACCTTTGGGCTGATTGCGTAGATCTCTTCAGGGATGTGACCGTCCCAGTCGGGCCAGCGATCGTACTTGCGGGGCACGTTGAGCCATACCTCGTGACATGTCTGATCGCAAAGACTCTTGAGAATGGGTACCAGGTGAGGAAACCGCGGAGGCGTGCTTGTGAGGCTGACTATGACCTTCATATACGAAATGTATTTTTAATCTCTAAATAGAGTAGATGTCGTTCTCCGAGACGATAGTGCCATCAGGGACTATACTCTACAAGGGCCTTCCCGTAAGTTGTGATGTTCTTCTCAAGGACCTTCGCGCGTTCTATCTCACGGACCGCCCAGAACAGGCGCGTCAGTACGGCAACGTCTGCAGTTACCGAGTCAAGAAGACGCTTCGGCTTTTCAATATGACGCATGACAATATCCGTCTTCTTTTGAAGGGCCCCGACCTAGACTTTCGTACCAAGCGGCGCCTCCAGCTCGCCTTTGGTACGAACACAACCCTCTCCGTACAGATCCGAAAACTCGCCAAGCACGCCTCCTCTAATAACCTTCCCAAGGGAGTCAAGGGACGGGGAGAGCGGGCCTCCTGGACCGAGCTGAATAGAATCCTGGACATGTATTTTTCAAGAGAGTTTCTGATCAAACACGGGTACGACGGGTACTATGCAGCCAACAAGCGGTCCGTTTTTCATGAAGGTCACTTCAACTCTGAGATTATGCTGACTAATGCATATCAGAAGATTGAGCGGGCCCATGACCGCCTTCCCGTCGCCTCCCGTCGGGTACTTCTTTTTCCACAAACAATTTCTAGACTTTTTCTTGAGTATAGCAAGCGTCACAGGGGATTGCTAAAAACTTCAAAAGAATTTACAGTATTTTGTACGGGAGGCCAAGCGGTCAACCTCTTGCTTCGGGGCCTGAAGCGAAAAATTCCTCGGCTTATTCGCGGCACAACTGATTTTGACATGAGTTTCGCAGTATCCGAGCCGCTCAAGAGCATGGCGTCCCTTAAGCGCAAGGCCGAGGCGATGCGCAAATTTATGCTTGCTCACATCAGTGGATTTGTAGCATTCATTAACCGAAACTACAAGGGAGCCCGCGCCACTTTCCGCCTGAATCGCCTTGGCCAAGGGACCATCGCGCCCCGCCTGCAAGTGCCTGCAACAAAGCGCCGTACATACCTTGTTCACAACTGGCAGATTGTCATGGGAAAACAGGTAGTCGATCTGGCCGATGCGGCACTCGCACTGTACCCTGGGGCGTCGCGCGCCTGGCTTAGCAAGCGCTTTTCGGGAGAGACTGGAATTCCTATACAGCAATTAAAGTACCAATTTATAGATACTCTTGCGATTCTGTCCGGGTCTTTTGTCCACAAGGGGGTCGTGAAACAACGCAATCCACTGACGGGTAAAAAGATGGAAAAGGGTCAGAAAAATGCGGCCCGTGTTGATCAAATGTCCCGTGTCATTGCTCGCCATCCAAAAGATTATAAAAATATTGTTCCTGCGACCCTCAAGGCCAGGGCTCTGCTGAACAAGATTCGAACAGGCCACTTGCCCAGTGCAGAGGCTCGAGCGCGTTCGGCCAACCGAATTCTAAAAAACTTGGTTTAGTGCACAAGGGCCGGCACCGAACATACCTCTAGACAAACAAAAACAAAAAGATGGCTTCCACCAGTTACTTCACCCTGGCCGCCGACGCTGCCCTGCAGGAGCACATCGCCAGGACGACTCCCAAGGCCCCTAAGGTCAAGAAGGCCAAGGAGGAAACAGGTTCTGTGCCCAAGGAGCCTGAGCAGGAGACTCTCAAGACAACAAACATGGCCGCCTCTACCTTTGCCCTTGCCTGCGATGCCCTGGTCCGCGAGCGCGACCGCGTCTTTCTGCTCAAAGTCTCTGAGGACTACAAGATTCCCTTTGCTGAGCTGGAGGCCAAGTATCTGGGTACGGCCGAGGAGGCTATCAAGGTGCCAAAGGTCCGCAAGGCCAAGGTGACGGTCGAGGGCGCCAACAAGTGCCAGGCTCAGACGGCTAAGAAGGGGCCCTGCAGCTTCAGCGCACTCAAGGGCGAGTGCTTCTGCAAGCGCCACCTGGCCCAGCAGAACGCCGAGCCGAAGCCCGCCAAGCCGGCCAAGGAGCCAAAGGTCAAGGTGGCCAAGCCCACAAAGGTCGAGCCGACTCATAGCCACCCGCCAAGCGCCGAGTCAGTCAAGGACTGCGAACTGTGCGAATCGCACGGCTCGGCCCTGGCCGAGGAGGAGGACTTCGAGATAGTGATGCCCGGCGAGGCTGAGCAGGATATGCTCGCCGAGTCAGATGATGAGTACGATGATGAGTAGTGTAAAGACATAATCTTCTATTAACTAAATGAGTCTGTCCAATGTAGAACTCGCGCGCCTGCTTCGTCCCACCCCTTTTGTCCCCCCTCCAGAGTCCCTGTGGAGGCCTCCACTAGATTGGCGTTTTGTCGTGGCCCGAATGCTTCCTGAATTTAGAGAGAAATATACTGCTCGTTGTGAAGAATGGCACAAGGCCAACCCTCCTCGCCCGCCGCCGCCGCCGCCGCCGCCAAAAATCGCCACGAATGTTGATATTGATCTTTTCAATATCGCTTTCAGAAAATATGGCGCCCTCATACCCGTACCAGAACTTTTCAAAATTGGCTATTCAAAAGAAGACGTTGGAAAAGTTGTTGAAAAGCGCAAATGGTATACGAAACACGCGGCCGAACTTGAAAAAGAGATTGATAGGCGCTGGCCGGGAGGTAAAACGAAGAAGAAGGTTATCAAGGCTGTAAATAAACGTTTGCCTGCCGTAAATAGAAATGTCGGAAAAAAAGATTAGTTGGGCAGACATGGCCGATGAAGATGATGCCCTAAAGGCTAAGCAGACCCCGCCTCCTCCCAAATGGATACCTCCACACGCGCGCGACCCCAAGCAGAAACTCAAGAATCTCTTTTCTAAAGAAAAGAACCTCAAGTAAATTAAGATGAGTTGTGACGTGTGTACAGAAAAGTTCAACAAGTCGACCAGGGCCAAGGTCACTTGTCCATGGTGTCCATTCAATCAGTGTGCGACATGTGCCGAGACCTATATTCTCGGCCACTCATCGGACCCTCATTGTATGAATTGCAAAAAGGGGTGGTCCCGTGAGACACTCCATGACAACTTTTCAAATAAGTTTTTAAACAATACTTTGAAGGCGCGCCGTGAATCTTTGCTATTTGAGCGCGAGCGCAGTCTGATGCCAGAGACGCAGCCTTATGTAGAGTCTGAGAAGAAGGCCCGCTTTCACATTAAGAAAATTGAAGAAATCCAGAAAAAGGTTGAAGAGGTCCGGGCAGAGATGGCCAAGATCTATGCACTTCCCCTCGGTCCCTTGGCGATCGAACACGGCGTTACGAATGACCTGGAGGCTGAAATAATTAGATATGGAATGATTGTTGAAAAGACTAAAGTTGTCCGAGTATTTGAGTGCGATATATCATACCACCTACATGCCCAACAGACTTGGACCAATGGTGGCGTGCGCGTGGCTCAGCAGGTCAAGCGCCAATTTGTCCGGGCTTGTCCAGCCAATGACTGCAGCGGCTTTCTGAGCACCGCCTGGAAGTGTGGCCTGTGTGAGATCTGGGCCTGCCCCGACTGCCACGAGGTCAAGGGACTGGACCGGGACGTGCCTCACACGTGCGATCCAGCCAATATCGCCACAGCACAGCTCCTTGCCAAGGATTCCCGCAACTGCCCCAAGTGCGCCTCTATGATATTCAAGATCAATGGGTGCGACCAGATGTGGTGTACTCAGTGTTACACGGCCTTTTCATGGAACACCGGGCGCATTGAGGAGCACCGCGTCCATAATCCCCACTACTATGAGTGGATGCGGGCCAATGGAACCCTCCCCCGCGAACCAGGAGATGTACCGTGCGGAGGACTCCCTGGAATTGAACACTTGCGGGCGCTCATAGGCTCACAGGGGTCGACGCGGTGGGGCGCAGACACACGAACCACGACCCAGAAGATGCTCTGGAACATTCATAGGAACCATACACACATCCAGTGGGTCGTCCAGGGTCGGTACATAGCCGAAGATCGCGCAGCAGGGAACCGGGACCTACGCGTCAAGTTTATGATCAAGGATTTTACGGAAGAAGTTTTCAAGAAGAAACTTCAGCAACGCGAAAAGGCGAACGAAAAGAAAGGGGCTATCCGCCAAGTCCTGGAGATGTACCAGGCCGTGACTATTGACCTATTCAGGAACCTCATTGACAATGGCAACTGTGATGTGGCCATACAGGCTTTCACGAACCTGAAGGACCATACCAATGAGTGCTTGGGCAAGATATCTAAGCGGTTTACCAACTGCGCCGTTCCTCGCATACAGGAAGATTTTAGTTGTTACTGATAGATGTTAGGCCCCCTTCAGACCCATGGGACCTGCTGGTTTTACACAATCCTGAATGGTTTTATACTGAGTGACTCGGGTCGGGCCATACTATACAAGCGCATGACCGAGTACTATAATGGTCTCACGCAAAGCGAACGCGCATTTTTCATGACTCATGCGGCCGAAGGCTGTCCATCAAAGCACAGGACAGACTACCAACTTCATTTTTGGAAGTTTATAGATCAATATGTGTGTCAGTACAGGAGCAACCGCCAGATTCCCCTACAAGCGGGCACGAGCCCGAACCTACTCAAGGTTATAAATAAATGGAATAATAATAATGCATTTAGAAACTCTTTCCGCGAAGGTGGGGCTTATCCACATGTTGAGATATTCCCCATTCTTAGAAGTATTGGACTTGGCGACAAATATCAGAGGGAGGATATGACGACCAGGAATATTGGAGGTGAAATATCTCAAAATAAGCAGTTTATAATTCAGGCCTTGGAAGCCCCTCTCTTTAAGATACCTAGGGTTCTTAAGCGTTCTGGATTCAAGTTTAGTCTAAGTCATGCGGCTCTGACCATGTATGCCGGACCTATTAGACATGCCATAGCTGCTTACGTCTCTGGAAATCACGGCTATCTATACGACTCAAACCAGCAGCGCAAGTTTGCCTGTAGGTGGTGGGACCCCAATGACCTCCGCCGCGTTATTCGTCGTGTTGCTCACGGGTACAACAACAGAATTCCAGATATAGATCCACATTTAGACTTTATGGTATGGACGAAGGATGCGACAGTCTCAAGGGTCCGTATGGTATGCAGGATCAAGAAGGCCGTTCGCCCTAAGACTGCTGCTCGGCCAGCCACCTGGGCCCAGCTCGCCAACGGCACTATTGCTCCCTCCAGAGCCCGCCAGATTCTTATGGAAATGAATATTCTAAATTTTCAGAGTGCCAAGATGGCTGTAAATTCACACCTGCGCGTAAATAAAAACATGATCGCCAAAGTCCCTTCGCCAAATCGGCCAGCACTGACCGCCTACGCAGAGAGTTTCAAGACTCTTCAGAAGGCTAAGAATAACGTGAACATGGCAACCGGTATATATGGGCGTAACGCCGTTATCAAACGTTTCAAGCCGCGCCTAAATAATAAACATTTTCAAAATCTTATTAACCATGCAAACAAGTTGAATGTCATGGTAACAGGTGCCAAGCGCAAGAGAAATAATAATAATAATAAAAAGTAGATGAGTGGAGCGATCCAGACCCGAGGGACCTGTTGGTTCTTCAGTATAATAAACGGGTTTCTTCTGTCCGACGCGGGTCAGAAGATACTCTTCGCCTCTTTGGAAAAGTTTTACAAGGGACTTGACATTTCAGAAAAAGCATACTTTGATGATGGCATAGATGCGCCCTGTCCACTCAGGGCTGACATTATCAAAACAAAAAGAATATATTTTTATAAATTTTTAGATCAATACTTGTGCTTCCGGTCAGGACCGCGGTCAGTCTCGGCCAAGATGGGGAGGTCTGGTCAGATTCTTGGTGGTGCCAGTCTCGCCGGGACCGTGGCCAAGGCACACAAGGGAGCCGAGGGGGCTCTACCAGGCGAGGAACTACCGAAGGTCCTCAAGCATCTAGGCCTTACGGACTATATCGTTGCGGATGAAAACGCACGCTTGCCCACACTGGACTCTTTAAAACGGCCCCATTTTGTTGTCGTATTGCCTAGCAAAAAGAAGCGTATGATAAAAGTTCCTAAATTCAGACCCAAGACTTATTCTCTCATGTCTTGCTCTGTGACCATAGCCAACACAAATGCCCCAAATGCGACAAAACACTCTTGGCACGCGGTTAGTGGCTACGTGCGCAATGGAAAGGGCTACTTGTTTGACTCAAACCAGCGCAAGCCATTCCCGTGTGATTGGTGGATATTTAACAGTCTCAAAAAGGTCCTTGACGAAGATGTTGCTCGGGCCTATGACTTTTTCGCTGGTGGACAGATAAACTACATTGGATATAACTTTGTAATCTTTAGCAAAAATGCATACGTAGATGATATCAAGCCAGTGTGCCGCCTCAAGTACAAGAAGACCAAGACACCTCTTCATCTATCGGCCCATTATAATAGAGCAAATTTTGCCTCTGCTGTTCGCAGGGGAAACTTTGGAAAGTTCAATCCCGCAGAAATAGCAGCACTCATGAAGGCCCGCGCCCGTAAGACTACCGCACCCGTGCTCGGCAAGGAGTTCTTTGATAGCCTGCCGAAAAATATATCAAACCTGGCCCTGAACCAGCAGATGACAAACCTAAGGGCCGCTGGATACAGATTTAATAAAAATTCTTTTTCAAAGTTTTTAAAAAATAATCCAAGGAAGGGATCACCACCTCTGGCCAAGCCAATTCCACTTAATAGCCCGAGGACTGTGCGCCGCAAGAATATTGAAAAAGGCTTCAAAAACTACTGGGGAAAGCTTACTCCGAATAATCGCAAGACTGTACGAAATCTTATTCAGACTCTCAAAACGCCGAGCCCGAGTCCAAAGGCGACAAGTGCGAACCGAAACGTCATGATAAAAATAGCAAATGCTCAAAAGAATATAAATTCCTTGAAGACGGCAAAGGCCCGTGCCGAGTGGATCAAGGCAAAGAAGTTCAACTTTAAACCGAATGAGTTGAAGAATCTTAAGAATTATGTGCGGAGTAAGAATCAGGCAAACCGGAACCGCCGGGCCCTTAAAAAAGTAAAGGCCTAAATAATAAATGAAAGTATTTACTGATGGAGCGTGCTCCTGTAACGGGATGAAGGGTTCACGGGGCTCGTGGGCTGCTGTGTTCCCAGACCACCCAGAACTGGACTGTTCAGGACTTTTAGAAGGTTCTGAACAGACCAATAATCGTGCCGAGTTTACTGCGGCCATAAAGGCTCTCGAAGCGACCCCAGATGACCTGGAGATTCTGACGGACAGCAATCTTTTGGTGAATGTCGCCACGGGGGTTTGGAGAGCCAAGGCGAATATGGACCTTGTGGCGCGACTCAAGGCTCTCATGACCGGGAGAGTCGTCACGTGGACGCACGTCCGGGCCCATACAAAGGCTACAGATTACAACTCGAAGTGGAACCGCGAGGCAGACAAGAGGGCCGTTGGCGTCTTAGAGGCGAGGGTTTCTGAGTAACAAATGGGCTGGGGTATCAGTTTCGCTCTTGACGACAACAATCGTTTGTACTGTTCTGATGGCTGTAACTGGAAGGCTCGGAAGGCGGATATGCCCGTCAAGCCTTCTGGATGCAAGTACATCCTCGAGTATTTCCAGCAAGATCTTCACCGAGAACTTGACATGATCCGAGACGAGTGTCCAGGGACGGCGGCGGGCCTGAAAGAGGCACTTGAAGAGTATGGGGATCTTTCATATATTTATGATAGCCTTCCAAGCGCTGAGAAAGAGAGTCGGAGCAAGGCATACCTCGCCGAGTTGGAGGAGCGCCTCGCGACTGTCACGGCAGAACTCCCTCATTACAAGAACCGCTACAAGTGGGCCAAGGAGGCGTTCAAGAACTTCAAGCCCTCGAAGAAGATCCCCAAGTTTCGTGCCGATGAATTGAGGGATTTGATAGCACCTCTTCAGGCAGAACTCAGTGTGGAGGAGGCTGCCGCGCATCACGACCGCCTTGAAGATGAGCGCAAGTCTCTTGTGCGTAGCATCAAGTTAGAGAAAACAAACCCTTGATTAATAGTAAAATGCAGATCTTCGTCAAGACCCTGACTGGCAAGACGATCACACTCGAGGTTGAGTCCAGCGACACTATTGAGAATGTAAAGGCAAAGATCCAAGACAAAGAAGGCATCCCGCCCGACCAGCAGCGCCTCATCTTCGCCGGCAAGCAGCTTGAGGATGGCCGAACTCTCGCAGATTTTAATATCCAAAAAGAGTCGACGATCCATTTGGTGTTGAGATTGCGGGGAGGTTTCTAGGATCCCTGAACACTTGGAGTAGGTGTCCGAAACACCTCTTTCAGATTATCAACCCGCAGAGTGTTCCAAAGAGACTTTCCGCGGGCCCCAGAGTCGAACGACTCGCGGGACGGCGTACCAGGTGGCGAATTCCTAAAACCAAACATACCCTTCTTTGTAGAGGGTTCTTCTATATTCACAGTTACGTGGTTGTCTAGAGTGACCTCTATGGGGTTGCCATTCTCGAGAGCCGCATTAAATTCTCCAAAACATTCTTGAATAAAAGTTTTTCCATCCGTCTGACGCTGGGGAGGGTCTATACTGATTTCCTTGGAGATCTTCAGGGCCAAGCGCTTCATGAGAAGGGAGGACTGCATAGCCTTGGTCTGCTTCTCGCTAATCTTGAGATAAAGCTGTATGGATCCCAAGACGCCCGTGCCCGCCGAAAGGATTGCGTTGAGAACGCTCACATATTTTTGCTCAACAAAGGAGTTGAGTCCAACGGCGGTCAGACCGTTTACGGCTGATATAACAAGGATAGGGATGTTGTAACGGCGGGCCGATGTGGAATATGTTGTGTACTCGCTCGTAAAGTGCTTTTGGTACGCGTTACATTGCTTCTCCAACTTGATCAGAAACTGCTCGTCACGGGGGAACCACTCCTTCGTGAGCGTCATCCTTAGTTTGAGCAGAGAAAAAACGCACCTCAATGTCCCCCGAGACTGCGGGGAAGTTTATTAGGAGTGCGTAAGGTATTCCAGTCAAGCGCATATAGTTCTTGGCCTGGTTGACAAACTCCTCCTTGAGTTTCGTGGTTGATTTAAGTTCTACAATCATCTCTCCGTTTATAACCAGGTCTGCCCGCAGGTTACCCACATTGTGGTTCTGGTACGAGATGGTTATGATTCGTTCCGTCTCGTATGGAATGCCGGCCAGTCGCAGCTCGACCTCAAAGGCATTATGATACACTCTTTCGCTAAATCCTGGACCAAGTTCGGCCCAGATCTTTTCGGCCATGGAGCGAAGGTTGATTTCCATGTTGTGTGTCCTTGAGTCTCAAGGCCTGTGACCTCTAAGTCAATGTCTATCCTGTCTATTCTCAAGCGCCTTGAGGCAACCTCGAGTCGTCTCGAGAAGGAGGCTATACTTGAAAAGCACGAGTCGAACGACACCCTCAAGGAGGCTTTCCGCCTGGCACTCGACCCGACCATCAATTTTTATATCAAAAAGATTCCTGATGTGATGGAAAAAACCCAAAAAATAACACTTGATGCGGCCCTTTCGGATCTCGTGGTTGATATCGCGTCCCGCAAGGTGACGGGGAGTCTGGCCAAAGAGCGCGTCTCGATTCTCCTGGGCTCTCTGTCTTCTGATGACCGAGAGGTTCTCAAGTTGGTCATTGGCCGCAATCTTCGGTGTGGTGTGAGTGAGTCAACTGTCGAGAAGATCTGGCCCGACCTTGTGCTCTCTTACCCGTGCCAGTTGGTCAGTCCTATGAATGGCTCAACCAAACTCAAGTTTCCTATGATGGCCCAGACCAAGATGGACGGGATGCGGTTCAACGCGATAGTGGAGAATGGGGCCGTCTCGTACCGTTCGCGAAACGGCAAGGAACTCGACCTGTTCGAGGCTCTTGACGAGGACTTTCTGACGATGGCTGACGGCGCGGACCTTGTGTTCGACGGCGAACTTCTGGTCTCTGGCCCGCAGGGCAAGGTGCTTGACCGCAAGACGGGTAACGGTCTGCTGACCAAGTTCCAGAAAGGCACGGGGACTGAAGAGGTGGCGAAGCGCATTCGGGCAGTCGTGTGGGACCGTATTCCCCTGACAGACTTTCGCCGCGGCTCGTGTAAGATGCCCTGCTATGCCCGCTGGACCCTGCTGAACGGGACGAGAACAAGGGGTATCCGTGTTGCCCAGACGACGATGATAAACAACCTGGCTATTGCCCAGGCTCTGTATCAAGAAAAACTGGATGAGGGCGAGGAGGGCCTGATCCTCAAGGACCCCGAGGGGCCTTGGGAGAACAAGAGGGTCAAGCACCAGGTCAAGATGAAGGCTGAGATGGAGGCGGATCTGATATGCACTGGTACTACGGCTGGCACGGGCAAGTACTCTGGACTCATAGGCGCGCTGGAGGTGGCGAGCGCAGACGGAAGGGTCAAGTGCTCCGTGGGGACGGGTCTGAGCGACGAGGAACGCCGCTCGGACCCGAGTGAGTTTGTGGGAAGGGTGGTGGCGGTCAAGTATAATGCGCTGATCACCGACAAGAAGACAAAGGCACACGCGCTATTTCTGCCCGTGTTTGTAGAGGTTCGCCTAGACAAGACCGAGGCGGACACTATTTGATTTCTGGATATGGCCAGTTCCATAGATGTGTAATAATCTCACTTGCTCGCAAGTAATCTTGTAGGCTTTTTCTCTCCTCACTTAGTTTGTGTGCCATCCCATCGTCCCCGAGCGTGCATATAGTTGACCAGTCATCTTTGAATCGTCCAATCTGGTCCCAACAGACGACGGTCTTGACTAGATTCTTCGAGTCATAGAACCGTGAGATGACGTAATCATCACTCAGATACATGGAGGCTTCTTGACCCTTCTGCAGGGGGGGAATGTTTGGAAAACCATAGAACGAAGAAATCTTGGTCATAGTACCAAAGCCCTGCTGAAGTATCTCTGTTGGAGAGCCATGGCCCACCCGAACATTATACTCATTAGGTTTTAGACCGTAGGATTCCGCCTTCTCTGGATATACAAGGCCCGAGTACCCCACGACTCCTCCAAACTTTTTGTAGCCTTCAAGGAGGCCCGCAACAAAAAGAGGTGAATAAATAATATCATCATCAATTGTTACCACAAGCGTATCTGGATCCTTTTCAAAAGAAAGTATCGGAAGTATCTTGTTTAGGCAGCATCTATCGTGTTCAATCTCTAGTACAGTGACCCCAATGGCGTCAAGGACTGGCCTGAGCCAAGGTGCCAGATTCTCTTCGAATCTGACGTACTCGTTGGGGATGTTGACATACATCGCGTCTGGTTTTATGTTACCCCTCTGGATACTCATTATAGACTTGATGAGCGCCACCTCCCGAGTCGGGATGACAGTCATTGTCGTGACTATTCGGGCCATATAAAGATAATTAAAGTAAAATCTTTAATGGATGGTTACGACATGTCTCTGTTCCCTGAAAACACTGTAATAGTTCACGACAATCCTTTCCATATTGAACAAAATAAAAATATTGTTTTGATAATTCACGAGCCGGAAATAATTTTGCATCACCGGCTGGCGACAATTCAGAACATGGCCAGATTTTACCGTGTTTATACATGCGATGAGGAGATACTGGCTCTCTTCCCTGAAAAGGCGCGTAGGTATCTGGGTTCCAGCGGGAGTTGGGCAAGAGACGAGAGTCTCGCCTCGTCTCCTAAAGAATTTAAGATTTCTTCACTTACAGGCACGAAGTGCTTTCCGGGGGTCCCGGGACACGCCCTTCGTCAACAGTTATATTTCAATCAAGACTTATTTCCAAAAAATTTTGTATTTTTCAGATCAGGGGCAGGAGATCCGCTTCCAGAGTTGCGTAACAACCCAATCATTACATATAAGCAGGAAGAGGGATGGGGTTCAGGGAAAGACGTTATATTTGATGGGTTCCAGTTTTCAATAGTTATTGAGAATACACAGCAGACAAACTTTTTCACTGAAAAAATTCTGGATTGTCTTATATTTCGGTCAATTCCTATATACTGGGGGTGTCCGAACATTGGGGAGTTTTTTGACACGACCGGCTGGATATTCTTTCAAAATGGTAAAGATCTATTGACTAAACTGGTCACTCTCGATGCGGACTATTATGAAAAGTACTCGGGCGTCATAGAAAAGAATCGTGTAGAGGCTCTAAAGTATCAGAATTATTACGAGTCGTTCAATCGTCAGGCCCGCGAGTACCAGTAGTAAAGGCGGTTTAACATTACGGGGTCGAGAGTTATCCTATCCACGCTATTTTTAACGCGATACTGTATCATCCCGAGACTGTCTGCATGGGCTATTATCGCATCAAGATTATCAAGGGTGTTGAAATCAAAGTCGCACCACCACCTCTCGGCCCGAGGGCGGACCCCTTTCTGGGCCATAAACGCTCCAACCATCACGTCGTTGTACTTGTAACAATAGTCTCCAAACCCTATAGGTTTTGGGTTTCTAATCAGATATTCTTTGATATCGCCAATATTTATTATCATTTCCGCAACGTCTCTAGAGATAATAATACCAGACCCGGATATAAACCATATAGGAAAATGGGTCCATATACGGCCCATATACACCTGCCGGGGCTCTATTCCGCCGAGATGCGCGAGTAGCCTATCAAAGACCCAGTACGTTCCGAGAGTAGCCGATATATAATAATCATACGAGTACCTTTGACTTATCGCCTTTACGAAGGAGTTGTAGTAAAACATGGAGCTTTCCAGATCCGTCTCGGGCGATACTGGCACGGTCAGGTGGTTGTCGTCTTCCCATACAAAACTCGACACGTTCGAGGTTCTTACCAGAACTACGGCTATGTCCGGATGTTCGCCGACCCTCTTTTCCCAAACCTTCTTCGTCTCGAGGAAGACGCGGGGGTCCCCTCCTGTGTGAGACCAGTCGCGCCCTTCGTCGTCCAAGTGGTTTGTGGGGTCATCTATCCCAAACACCACCTTGCGATGAATCATTTAAAGTTAAAAGCCTTTCGTTTTTAAATGAAGGTTTTGGTCACGGGCGCCAGAGGTTTTGTTGGACACGCAATTGTTGAAAATATTCTTTCAGAAACTGCCTGGACTGTCTTCTACGAAGCGCGCCCTCCCAAGCCTCTCGACCGTCTTGAGGATATCACGGATCCGGGCAGGGTCTTGCTCTATGACGGAGAACGAGTGGATGTGATAATACACGCAGCGGGGAATCCGAGTGCCCTTGCGTGTATTGCCGAACCGAAGGAGGCTATTCAGTCAAATATTGAAGAAACTTTTAGGATACTGGAGCTGGCCCGAAAGCACAAAGTCTCGAGAGTTGTGTATGTCAGTACATGTGATGTGTACGGAAACACAAAGGGCTCAGCCAAGGAGGATAGTTTCTGTGAGGCGACGAATATGTATGCCGCCACAAAGCTCGCAGGCGAGCATATGTGCACAGCCTACTCACATTCATATAAAGTTCCATTTTCTATAGTTCGCCTAACAAACACATTTGGCCCCAGGTGTCAGCCCGAGAGGTTCCCAGTGGTTGCCATCAAAAAACTATTAAACAATGAAAAAATAAAGATTCATTGCGATGCCGAGGGACAGCCTATCCGAAGGCGCTGGGCCCCCATACGGGACGTGGCGAGCATGATAGTCTTCATACTCAAGGAGTGTCCGCCTGGCGAGATTTATAACCTGACTGGCGAAAATATTTCAAATTTTGATTTTTTAAACTATATATCTTCTGCGATGGACAGACCGTTTGAGTACATCATAGAACCGGAAAATATAGAAGGCCGGCTCGTGTATTGTGATGCGCCGCCAGACTGCATACTCGCGCGGGGATGGAGGGCCAGCGTCTCTTTTGAAGAAAGAGTGAAAGAATTTGTTTTATGGACTCTCAATCACCCTGAGTGGCAGTAGATGCGGTCGCCGCGCGCATTGGCCGTGTGAGAGTACCCAAGACCTGCGAGGAAGTCGTCAATATCAGTTATTGATTTCCCGTACCGGTTGAGCCACTTTTCACAGTTCTCCACGCAAATAACTGGAGAACACCGGCGGATAGTCTCCTTTGCCCCCTCGAGCGCAAAGGGCTCGTAGCCCTCGATATCCAAGTGGATGAGATTGCACTGTGCCAGTGCCAGATCGTCTATGAGAAAGGTGGGTACAGCCCCTTGGCCAGATACGTGACCGCCTCCAATGTCTCCAAACTCGTGTTCCTTCATAGCCACGAGTTCGTGGCGGTTCCCAACGCACCCCTGAATCTTGATGACATTCTCATCCGGTACGTTGAGAACAAGGCACTGGAAGAGTTCTGGAAAGGGCTCGAAAGTGTAGACTGTTTTAAACTGCTGTGCATATTTCTTCACGTAGAGACCGCAGTTCCCCCCAGCCTGGACAATCACATTTTTGACTGGAACATGACTCATAATGATGTCCGGAACATCGCCCCATCGGTGAAGGCCATCCCAACAGCGCTCGTCGCTCGAGGGCCACCACCAAGTTCCGGCTTCATCTTCTTTCTGTACAAGCATTAACAATACATAAAGTTGTGCCTTTATCTATTATTAATGAGGATTTTGGTGACTGGAGGTATAGGCTTCATAGGCTCAAACTTTATAAAATATATTCTTGCCGAGACGGATCATGAAGTTGTGAATGTGGACAAGTGCGACTATATGGCCCGGGAAAAGAACGTGCCAGAGCAGGCCCGGTACACTTACATCCGTGGAGACATCACCGAGAGGTATCACATGACGCACGTTTTCAGAGAGCACCAGCCAGAGTGCGTGGTGCACTTTGCGGCCCAGTCTGAGGTGACAAGAAGCTTTGACTCGGCGTTTCAATACACAAAGGATAACGTTCTCGGAACGCATGTGCTTCTAGAGACTGCAAAGGATTATGGGAAACTTCAAAAGTTTATTCATTTTAGTACAGACGAGGTCTACGGGGAAGTGGGGCCCTCTGCCACCTCAGACGAAAAGTCTCCCCTGAACCCAAGCAGTCCTTATGCCGCAAGCAAGGCGGCGGCCGAGCTCTATGTTCGAGCCTATGCGAATGCGTACAAGCTCCCATGCGTCATCACTCGTGGGAACAACGTCTTTGGTCCGCAGCAATACCCAGAAAAAGTCATACCTCTTTTTGTAACTCAGATACTCGGTGGAAAAGCAGCCACTATCCACGGAGACGGCTCGACCCGGCGCAACTTTATATACGTCGACGACGTGTCTCGGGCCGTCTCTGTCATCATCGAGAATGGAGCGATTGGCCAGACCTACAACATAGGAAGCAAGCACGAGTACTCTGTTCTCGAAATATTTGAAAAAATTAATTCAATCATGGGGTCTGTGGCTCGAGCCGTCTTCGTGACGGACCCCAGACCCCATAACGACTCGCGGTACGCGATAGATAGTTCGGCCCTACGTAGTCTTGGGTGGGCAGAAACGGAAGATTTCGACGCGCGTCTTGTTGACACGATCAACTGGTACAAGTCAAACCCGGACTGGTACTAGCGCTTGAGGTTGATGTAGCAAGGCTCGGGGCCCATGAGGAATTCTTTTAGAATCGCATCTGTTAGTTCTTTTGGCTTGTAGCACTTGATGTCTGGCAAGCAGGCCAGTATAGACAGGTCGTCATCTCCCCAGTGCGTGATCCCATCGTGTGCGTAGTCGTGGTCCCTCCCAGAACCCACGAGCTTAACTGGAATCTTTTCAAAGTTTACATAATTGCGTATCATTTCAAAGGGTCTATACAAGAGAAAAGGAGTTATCGAGTAGCAAACTGGCGTGTAGCCCGAATAGGACAGCCCGACTGCAACCCCTATCATGAGCATCTCAGCCGACCCAACGTTTATAAACCTGTCTGGAAAGTCGGTCCGTATTGGATCCAATATACCGTACCCAAGATCTCCAGTAATCACAAATATCTTGGAGTCGGACTTCATAGCATTGTGCAGATACGAAACGAAATCTCTCCTCATTTGTATCTTTACATATTTCACTTTTAAGTATATGATAGTGACCCTGGATCCCCTGAAGTTCCGTTGGGGCGTCGGGGGTCATTGTTGTGAACCATACATGGGTCCTGTAGTCGAAAGCCTTGAGGCGAAGCCATAGGTATCTGATATTTACTCTATCATATGCACAAAAACCGTTCACGTTTACGTGAATAAGCATGTTCGGAAGGCGCATACGCAGAGCCTCCCATACCGACCCCTCAGCGCATTCGCCATCAGATATGATAGTATGAATAGTCTTTTTAGGATTTCCAACCGCCAGGCCACACGCGACGAGAACCGCGCTTCCTAGAGACCCAGACGCCACGTGGATGCCGTTGTCGACATCGCGCCATGGATGGACGCCGTGCTTTTCGAACAGAGCCTCGGCATCTGCGCCATTATACTTCTCCAGAGCGCAATAGAGGGCCAGGCCTGCGTGACCCGAAGAAAGTACAACAATATCCTCCGCTTTCTTTGTCTTGAAGATGTGATCAAGTATGGGGAGGGTCGTCAGACAAGAACTGATATGAGGCTGTTTATGTCTGAAAGAAATATCCAGAACTCTCTGTTCCATTATTTAGTTTTTGAATTTATTGTTTATCCCAGAAACTCGATGAGGAGATCGCAGACGCGATCGGCGTCCGCGATAGACATCCCGTGATGGGCCCCAAGTAGGAAGGCGTCTCCCATGATGGCGTCCGAGTTCGGGAAGGTCTGTAGGTATTTATCCCTGTAGGCCGGGTGACGTGTAATGTTTCCAGCGAAGCACACACGGGTCTGAACCCCGTGGTTCTCTAGAAACGTGAGGATCTCAAGGCGCTTGCCCGGTTTGCACATGAGCGGGATAGCGAGCCAGTTGGGCTGGAACGAGTCGTTGGGCAAGGTGTACTCAGAGTCCTTCAGGCGCTCCATGTAACGCTCGAATACGGACCGCCGCTTGGCCAACAGGTCGTCGAGCCGGGCCCACTGCGCGAGCCCAAAGGCGGCATTCATCTCGCTCGCCTTGAGGTGATACCCGATGGCTCCATAGAGAAACTTCCAGTCGTACGGGATCCCGTCGACCGAGTGGTTGAAGCGCTCCGAGGGCTCCTCAATATTGTCGCCTATGCGGCCCCAGTCTCGGAACATGACCGCCCGCTTGAGCAGAGCAGGGTCGTTGAACATCACCATTCCGCCCACGCCGCCAGCCGTGATGACGTGGCTTGCATAGAAGCTCGTGGTGGACAGGTCGGACCACGGGGTCTCTGTGATAGTGTCGGCCGAGTCCTCGAAGAGGATCAGGTCTGGGAAGGCTTCGCGGATCGCCTTCCAGTCTGGGGTGTTGCCTATGAGATTAGGAATAAGGAGTACTTTGGTATTGGGGGTGATAACGGCCCGGATATTTTCCACACTCGGAACGTAGTACCCACCAGCCTGTACGTCACAGAATACTGGCTTGGCGCCCACCTGAATAATAGGAGCGACGGTGGTTGCAAAGCCGCAAGCTGGCGTCACGACCTCGTCGTCGGGCCCGAGGTCAAGGGCGCAGAGGCCGAGGAGGATGGCGCTTGAACCCGAGTTGACGAAGAGCCCGTGCTTCTTTCCGAACCGAGCGGATACCTTCTCCTCGAACTCTAGGGTGCGTGGGCCGAACCCGGCCAGCCAGCCACCGCGAAGGCAAGCCTCGACCGCCTTGATCTCTGCCTCTCCGTATGCCTCGAACTGGTTCGGAGCATACCAAATCTTTTCACTCATTAATTATATTTAAATTTAAACTTTTAAGTAACTCTAATTTTCAATTAAAAGAGTATCTGACTTTTACGTCAATGAAGGTCCTCGTAACTGGGGGTTCTGGTTTGTGCGGGAAAGCACTCCAGAGGATCAGGCCTAATTGGATATATGTAGACTCCAAGAAGTATGGGACCCTTACTAAACTGGAAAATGTACAGAAGATGTTTGCAGACACGAAACCAGATGTGGTGGTTCACTTGGCTGCGAACGTGGGAGGAATACTGAAGAATATGAATAACAAATTGTGTATGTACGAGGACAATATTCTTATTAATACCTTTGTACTCGGTGAGGCGGCTCGTTCTAACGTATTTAAAATTGTAAATATTCTCTCTACTTGTATTTTTCCGAATGATCCGAATATTGAGTTGACTCCCGATGTGATGCATTCTGGTCCACCCCACCCATCGAATGAAGGATATGCATATGCCAAAAGGATGTCTTATTTTCACTCACAGATTTTACCAACAAAAGTTGTGAACCTGATCCCAACGAATTTATATGGACCCCACGACAACTTTTCACTCGAGTCTAGTCATGTGATCCCAGCTCTTATTCGTAAGGCTTCTGAGGGCCGTCTAGAGGTTATGGGTACAGGAAAGGCTCTTCGCCAGTTTTTGCACATCGATGATTTCGCGCGTGTTATTGCGTGGGCAGTCGAAGAGAGCGAGGCGAACCCAAAGGGTATTATATGCTCCCCCGAGAGTGAGTGCTCTATTAAGACTATTGCGGAGCTTATTGGAAAAGAGTTTGGTCTAAACCCCGTTTTTGTTGACGGGCCAGATGGGCAGATGCGCAAGTACGCCGTACCCGGAGAATTCCCGAGACCCGTTATAGACATTAAGGAAGGACTCGCGTCAACAATTAAATGGTTTAACGATCAAAAGGCGTTTAGAGATGGTTCTTAACAGCTCTTAAATTCAAGGAGACATGCGTTCCCGAAAAATCCATGAGGTAGAAAACACTTTGAATAATAACTAATAGTTGAATCAAAATCTGGAACTGCGACGTAAAGGGCACCGGCTGGTTTGAGCACTCTTGCCCACTCTCTCAAAACGCCCTCAGTCTCGTGTCGCCCAAAATGCTCCAGTACATGCGATGCATAAATTTCATCGACACTGCAGTCTTCATAAGGAAGTTTCCTCAGATTTGCAAAATATCACAGTTTCCAATTATATCTACATTTATATACCCATCCAGATATCTTTTACCGCACCCCAGATGAAGCTTCATGAAAAAGAACACAACAAACCCTTTATCACACAAACCTATTTCAGCCCTTGATTAAGGGACGCGTCAAATGTTAAAGAATAGTATATAAAACTTATATATGTATCTTATTGTATCTGTGTTCATAACAGATGTTCGATGGCCCCATTCAGTAGATATATGGGGCCCTCCTAGATATGACCGCTTGGATATATTCAAAGAGACCTTGAAAAGTTATTCTGGCATAGTCTTTGACAAGATTCTTCTTTTTGTAAAGTTGGATGTTAATTATTCTCATAGGTGGTCTGAACTCCAATCGCATTGTACAGAGATATTCGGGAATGATATAATCCTTGAACCTAAGCGGTTGGAACGCCAAGACGAGTGGATTCCAATTGTTTCTCAGATTCCTGAAAATAAATTGGTATGGTTCTGTCAATGTGATGACCATGTTTTCATAGACTTTGACAAAGAAGTTTTGAATGAGGGTCTAGAACTCATGCGAAAGGATGCGAGTCCTAAAAAGGCCCTTGTTTATAGTCATTGGCCAGAACTCATTCGGGATGCGGGTGTTTTTGGAGATGCTCAACGTGTTGGAGATTCTTACATAAGAATAACAAGAAATTACAAAGATCCCTTGTATATATGGAGTCAGCCGGTTATGAAGGAGATTTTTATAGAAAATAAATGGCCGGAGTCTTTGTGGAAGCGTGGTATGGTTGACGCTCTCCCGTTTGAAATATCGAAGATGGCCGTGTATGTTCCCCTTAGGGAGTTGTGCCGCCACTTTGACGGGTATGCGCATGTGAAGATGAGCGAGATTGACTTTCCAAGGTTAACCCTTCCCCTTCAAGAACTCAAGTATACCGAAGATTATCTGCGGGCTCGATTCAGAACCCCGCATATTGGGGCGTGGCACTGGCTTATGGCAAACATACCAAAGGAGTGGGAAGACAGAATGATTGAACTTTACAGACCAAATATCTCAGCCGACTGATTGATACTTTTTATTTGTTTCTCCAACTCTTCCGCGTGATGTCGGGCATATATCAAAACCTTGGGGCTATCTAGACCTTCAAGTACAGTAAATGGGTATGTAGTAAACGGTGTCCCGTATACGCGTTTTCCCTGTTTGTTGACGTCATTATCTAAAAATCCTATAATATTGTTGTATTTTGTATAGTAGCTGACCATTTGTCCAAAGGGCCCGGCTGGAGCGACGAAGATGTTCCCCTCTAGTTTCACCTTTTCAAGGATATTTGCTCTTTTAATAAATTTATCAAGAATCATATCCGCGCGACGGGGGCGCAGATTATCTATAATCTCACAACTTTCGGCAAGTTTAAAATGGAGAAAGTAAGAGTGGTTAGGTAGGTTCCCGTTTGAATTACAGTCATAACCGTGCGTTGCGAACATTTTCTTCACGTCCAGGTCATCTGCAAAATACGTGTGTTCCGTATCTATTGGTGGAATGTCAGTATTAGTAAACATGACTGGATGAGAGAGGAAAATATTTTCAACATTATTATTTTTACAGTTTTCAATAAAGTCGAGTGGGCTGTACAGGTGTTCGAACACGTGTGACATTATTATAGTATCAGATGGTCTGAATTTATACTTTTCACAGTTTTCCTGAATGAAAACGAACTCATCGGAGGTGTATGGGGCAATATCCATTACTATATAACTCTTGACGTGGTCTCTCAGTAGTCGCCCGAGGTTCCCTGTTGCGCCACCTATATCTATAATAGTGCTTTCAGGGCCTATATAGGGAGAAATAAATTGAGCGAATTGGGCATTGTGCTCCTTCCACACCTTGCTGGTTGAAGTGTCGTTATGAGGACATGCGTAAAGAATGTCTTGATCAACTAGAGTCATGAGTTGAAGAGAACCGCACCGACTACACGACCCCCATGTAGCATCTATGTTCACGTCTTCCGAAGGTGGATGGCCAGGAGGCGCGAAAGAGGCGGGGAAGTTTGGCATAGTTATGCGAGGTTCAAGATCCACTTGCACCTCACATATGCAACAGTTTTCTCTCATTTTATTAAAGACTTGGCTTATCTTTAATAAAATGGAATCTCCAAAGACTATATTCTGCGATATAGATGGAACCTTGCTAAGGCACCATGGAAATATGGTTCGAAATGTATATGGAAAGCCAGAAGTACTCCCTGGAGTCATGTATTCTTTAGAGGAATGGAACAGAAATAACTATCACGTTGTACTGACGACGGGCCGAAAAGAATCTACTAGGAAACGCACTGAAGATCAATTAGCCTCTTTAGGAATCATATATGACCAGCTCATTATGGGTCTTCCAAATGGAGAACGTGTATTGTTAAACGACAAGAAACCAAAAGGTATTAATTATACAGCTCGTGCTGTTAATGTGGTTCGCAACGCAGGACTTGCCAATATTGACATACTGGGTAAAGGGTTTGCAGCGGGTACTCGCACTGAGAAGCCTTGGGGCTATGAGGAACTCGTAGAGTACAACTCGAACTACGTAGTCAAGAAGCTTTTTATGAAAGAAGGCCACTCTTGCAGTCTTCAATATCACGAACTCAAGACGGAGACGATCGTGATACTCAAGGGTTCTCTTTTAATATATATTGATGATGAAAAGAAAGAGTACATTGAAGGAGAACACGTGACGATCCGCCCCCTCACCCCTCACCGAATGGAGGGACTCGCCGACTGCCTTTACCTAGAAGCATCGACCAATGAGATATGGGATGTTGTGCGCCTACAAGACAACTACGGCCGAACTTAGTTCTAGGTGAAGATTATATTTTCCAAAATAAAACAAAAATTTAGAAATATTCTTCTCGTGAAGAGGAGCCATATTGATCCATATGATTGCCGTGAGTATCTTTATTTTTTTGAGATCTAGGTTATTATCGGCAACAAACCTATCAAAGTCTCCAAGTTGATTCATAAGAAAATAATTGCATTTGAGGTCTACGATAACTCCGTCGTCCACAAAGTCGAGTGTAAACAGCCCGGAATCTATATTGCGATGATTGAATATGATGTTATGCCGTAATTTGGCGAGATCATAATACATATCACCCCCGTGGAGATTCCCCCCAAAGTCCTGGCGCCAGTCTATGAGTTTGTACCCCGCGTCTGTCTTGATTATGTTATCCATTATAAAGTCACCATGAAACTGATAAAAAGTATCAGTCGACAGAGAGGGCCAGTCCACCATGTCTAGAGCTTCTTTAATGCATCCAGTGTGTATACCATTAATCACATTGGCTTCTTTCCCAATAGATGGCAGTTTTTCAATACGGTCAAATGTCTTATCCTTGTAAAATTTCAGACTGGTTTTTGAATGTTCTGTGGAGATTGACTCATTGACCCACAGATTCTTCTTTGCCCACGCGAGTAACCTATATATTTCACCGTGAACGTAATACTCTGATAAAATAGTTCCTTTGACCAATTCCATTGAAAAAAAATGTTCCGTGCTCGCGATTATGTTAGGCGCTATGTTCCCAAAAGCCCTTCCCCTCGTCACGCGATCGGTGTTTTGCCGACTGTTATTAAAAAACTTGATGACGTGGTTTTCTAGAAAGCAAATGGACTCTTCCTTCTTGTAAAGAACGTTATATTTGCACCTGAAGTGTTCGCATGCCTTTTTGTATGATCTTGTGTTTCCCGTATCGAACCAGCGGTCTAAAACTGAAAAATTGAATTTTACACCAGATTTCAAAAGATCACTCATCACCTGGATGTCGCCCAGATTCTCGTTATATGTATCGGCACTGTAACGCACCTGAAGAGCAGTCCAGTACTGTTCGTAATCATGTATATGACAAACTCCTGTATAGACGTAGTCGAATTTGGTCTCGCCCTTATCACTTAGACACGCAACTTCTTCACCGCTAGTGCAAATACTTGCGTAGTTAGTTGCGTCGTTGGTTTTTGATACATAAATAATATTATATGGACCAGACTTTGGTATAACATCTATAACTATAGAGTCACAGCAATAAAGGGTGAAAGGACATTGTAGGTATTTTCGAGCCTGAAGGAGCGAGTACCCTAAACTCGAGCCTTTACCATGAAATTTATCAACTACCGCATATTCAAACTCTTTGTTAGGATAAGCCACTCTCAGGAACTCTTTTACCAGGTCTCCCTTGTAACCTATAGTAACAACGAACCTTGTGTTATCCAACACATACTTGTCTATTATATGACAGATTGAAAACTTGTCACCGACCCTTACGAGTGATTTATTTGTGTATTCCGTGTACTCTCCTAACCTACTGCCTATACCACTCGTAAGTATGAGCACCGTCTCCATATCCTATTTTTATTCACAATTTTTAAGTTCCACGATCTTGGCGCGGATCTTAGTTGTGATATCTTCATCACTTCCGGGAATCTTCTGTTTCATCTGAACAAAGGCCGGTACAGAAAATACATAGTGGCCGGCGATCAAAATAGTCTTTTCCTTGTTGGCCATGGGATCAAAGGATGGTGATACCCATTTTACCCACTTTCCAGAACAGTAGCACAAGTCAAAGAACTTTTCGAACAGATCGGTCCCCCTGACGCGTTCAAGTATAACCCGAGTCTCAAGTTCACCAAACTCGGGTGCTATATTTATGTTTTGTAGTCCGCAGGCCGCCTTTGCCTGAACGACATCGGGAGAAACCCAGTCGCCATTATGTTCCTTGGCCACAAGAGAGTACTTGGCTGCGAGGGCAATCATATCCTTGAGTTTCTGGGCATCAAACACACCCGTGTTCTCCTTCTCGGCAAGACGCGTCCCGCACTGTATCACTAGATAACGGATCCTGGAAAAAACCTCGGGAGTCAGGCGGTTTTTGAGCTCCTTCACGAAAAGTTCCAGTTCATCAACCTCAAACTTCCGAATCCCCTCCTCGGTCCCAACTTCAAAAAGAATATTTTTATTTATTTTGTAAGAAAAGTTGATGAGTTGAACTGTCCACTCAAGTCCCTTATCAAACTCGGGATACTTCTTCCACGGGTCTATATGTATAATATCCATGAGACGTGCATCGTGTTCTATGGAGACGAGGCCATCATCATCAATAGTCCCTTGTCCGGGTCCTCCATGGTCCCGTTCTATAAGGACCTTCGATGTCCGCGACCTGACGTAGTTGACGAACTCTTCGGTTGTCCAGTTATTGACGTATCCTCCGTTCCAATCCACCTGGCGGCGTGACGGGATGAGAACCATGTCAGTATCGGTTTCATTGGCAAATTTTATCACCTCATCTACTATATTTTTAGACATTGGTCCAATGAAGAATCGCATTATTTAAAAGTTTAGTCGTCTTATTCTCTAATACACATGAAGACGTGTATTCGCCCCGTCCTCCAAGTCATTAGGACTCCCCGGGCACTGCGTACTGTCAAGTGTTCTTCGACAAAACTGGATATCGCCTTCAACTCTGTCAAATGGTACGGATGGACAGTAGTTTACAACATATATAATAAAAATTCTTTAGAATATTTCGACACGAGCTTTGTCACATCCGTCCAGTTGGCCTTCTCAGCCGCCATGGTGTTTACAGCCCCTCACCCCCCACTTAAAATTACACATCTAATTACTCCAAAATATATTTTAATGTTGTTTGTTCTAACTTTTGGTCAGTTCTTTGGAAACCATTTTGGTAATATAGCCACAGGGCTCATGAATATATCAACAGTAAACATAGTCAAGTCCACCGAGCCTATACTCGCCATGGGTATCATGTTTCTCATATTCAGACAAAAACAAAAAACAAAAAAAATATTGTTAATTTTTCCGATAATGGCCGGTATATGCCTATGTAACCTTGGCGATGTGTCTTACAGTCACATCGGGGCTCTCATGTGCGTTCTATCAAATGTTTTTCATATATTCAAAATCATAGTATCCAAGAAGTACTTTTCAGAAGAGTTGGGCCTCGGTGGAAGCTCAGTATACGCCATGGCTAATATAGGTTCTATATTCATTAGCGTCCCTGTAATTATTAACAGATTATCCTGTCAGGAATATACCGGTGGTCTTCTCGACCTGATTCTTTCATGCTTTGGCTATTACTATAACAGTATAGCTGCGTTTGATCTCATGACCCGAGTGAGTCCCGTGACCTTTTCCTTGATGAACATATACAAGCGAATAATTATAACACTAATATTTTACGCGATGATGCCACAGATCCCCACGCTCGCTGTATCCGCTGGTCTCGCTCTTTCCAATGCATCGTTGTATTTTTATAATTCTTGTTAAACATGTTTGATGTGACGAATTCCAAACAGGTCACTCGGTCTCCATGAAGTTTAACAATATTTTCAAAATCCCCATGCCCCTCATCAGTGAGTCACTGGGTCTCCAGGAACAATAGTTTAACAATATTTTTATAGATTCATGGAGGGGTTAGTATCCGCACCAGCGGGGCTCCGTCCCTGCGCCCGCCGCTTTTCAAAAAGCTTCCCAAAATTCGGGTGTTTTCAAAATACCCATGGGGTGAATGTATCTCCACAAAGTCATCCCCCCAGTAACAAAAACAATAGTTTAACAATATTTTCATGAAAGTCAGGGAGACTTCAGGAG